AGTCGCATCTTAACCTTTGGATGACTCGAGCTCATTTGTTATACTTTACATTTATCCATTCATATCTATTATAAAGGTCATTGTGAACATATTCATAAGGATTGCTAAATCCAATATGCTTTTGTTGTCCTTTATCAAAACCTCCGTGGCTACCACAAGAATGAGCTTCAAGCAATTCTATCAAGGTGTTTGCCATAATAGCATTCTTGGCAGCAAGTTCATATTCCTGACGTCCAGCCCATTGTCCAATTAATTGAAACTGGTGCCTAATTTCTTTCAGCACATAATCATAATTAAACTCTTTCTTGTTCATACTCCCATTATATCACACATTTACCATCTCTAAATAAAAAAAGCTCCCAATTTCTTGGGAGCTTGTGTTAGACAATTAAGGTTTGTCAGACTACACTAAACTCCCAAACATATCTTTATCCATATCTTTAATACTAAATGAGGATATAAAATAATATGAATTGGACTTTATTTGTGTCATTTTCTTTCCTTTTATGTGCAATAAACTATGCATTTATCTTAACGTTTTTTCATAAAAAGTTAAATTTTTTATGAAAATTAAATTTTATTTAAAAAATCACCTAATTCATTATGCCAAGATGGAAGAGTCCAATTAGCATATTCTTTATTGCCATTCACCTGCTCAAGATGAGACCTCTTCATGACATCATAAGCTGTCTGTCCATTGTCATTTTTATGAAAATCATAACCATTACCATATAGATAATTCATTATCTTCATACCATCTTTTCCATAAGGAACATATCCAATTATAAATATACTATTTATATTTGCTCCATTTTCAACTAAATACTTTACAGCGGCAAAATTACATGCTCTTATAGCAGCGCCAAGTGGAGTAAATTGTGAATCAAAATAACTCTTTCCAGGAATATCTACTTTAGCACCTTTTTCTACAAGATATTGAATTATTTTCATATTATTCTTTTTAAGACAAGCTGAAGCAAGAATAGTTTCAAACTTTGCAGTCTTGTCTTCGCTCTTCATATTTATATCACCACCCTCTTCAATCATTAATTTGAGAACATCAAATTTACCCCATAATGCAGCGGCAGACATAGGACTAATAAAATTCATATCTTTTAGTCTCATACGGACACCATGAAGATTTTCCCAACCAGTATATCCATGAATTAGATGACGGACAGCTTCAACATCATTTTTTTCAATAAGATCAAAAAGATCCCTCTCACTAGCAAAAATTGGAAAAGTCTTTTTCTCACTCATATATTCCCCTATACAGCTATTATACCATAAAAAAAGCTCCTCTAAAATAGAGGAGCTAAACTTTTTTAATAATTATCTAATTCTTTTTCAAGCTTATCAATTGCTTTTTGAACAATTTCAGCCTTTTTTTCTTTAGATGGAAAATAAATACTATTTACTTCCTTGGCAACATTTAATAGAGTCATAATCTTTTCTGATTTTTCCTGTAGCGTTTTGGCTTCCATACAGCAAGCACCTCCGTTGATTTGTTTTAGTCATATATAAATATGCTTATTTTAATGTATTGTTACAACTATTTTTTCATTTGATGGTGTTTTATTAAATTGTTTTTTAGCCTTTTGATATGAGTTCTTAAACTGAGCATATACTTCCCTCTCTTGAGGTGTTGACATTTTCAACTTTTTATAATCCTTGTATTGTGGAAACTTGACAATAAATGCAGCCCTCAATTCTTTACATTGCTTCCCATTCATTTTTTTCTCCTTGTAATATAATTATTTAATAATTCTTTTGGGATGATATAACAATCATCCCATAAAAGAAGTTCTTTTGCTTGCATATCATTTAATAGTTGTTTTTTTCTTTCCATGTCAGTTTTAATAATAAATTTCTCTATATCAAATAAAACTTTTTTAATATATAAATCAAAGTTCTTTTTAAAGTCTTTATATCCTAATAAATAAAGTATAATGTTATTCATTTTCTTTCTTTAGAATTAGTGACTTAAACATGTCATAAAAATAACTGTTTAATTCTCCATCCTTTGTCATTTTATCCATTATTCTAAAAGCATCTGTATTAGTGTTTTCTGTTCTATATGCTCTTTTACTTGTAAGAGCATCATATATATCTGCAATTGCTGACATCTGAACAATTGGTTCAATTTCATCACCCTTTAAATTATCAGGATAACCTGAGCCATTCATTTTTTCATGGTGATAACGAATAATTGGCAAAGCTCCTTGCAAGTTTTTTAAATCTTTACAAATCTCAAAACCAAACTTTGGGTGTTTTTGCACTTCTAATCTTTGTTCTTCTGTAAGCCTATCTTCTGATTTTAATATACCATCTGATGTTCCAAGCTTTCCTATATCATGAAGTAAACATCCTATTTCAAGATTAGACCTTTCTTCATAATCATCAAAACCTATTTCATCATATAACATTAAAGAATACTCAGCAACTCTCTTTGAATGACCTTCAGTATAAGAGTCTCTTGTTTCTACTGCTTTAATTAAAGCAGTTATTATTGTTTGTGCTTGTTCAAGTGATTCATAAGCATCTAATAACTCAAGGAGATTATTTACAATTGCAAGCAACTCTTTTCCATTAAAAGGTTTCCCAAGAAATATATTTACACCTTTTTGTAAAGCAGGAACTTTTATATTATTTCCTTCTCCAGAAAGCATAATAACAGGGAGATATTTCAAACCGCTTGCTTTTTCTCTTATTTTTTCTACAAATGATATTCCATTCCCATCAGGGAGATTATAGTCTATAATTATTAAATGGATATCTACATTATCTAAAACTTGTTTTGCCTTAGTCAAAGTGTCAACACTTATTAAATCCATGTTTTCATTTTCTGATAATAATCTGTTTAAAACACCAATAACTTGTGGGTCATCATCAATTAGCAATATAGTATAACTCTTTATCATATTAGTATTTTATATCCTGGCGGATTATTTTCTATAATCCATCTTTTATTTTTATAAGAATACATTTGACCTTCAACGTCAAACACAAAATCTATTTTAAACTTGCAATCTTGTATATATTTAGCATCAACCATTTTTTCAAAATTACTTTTCTTTATTTCTATCAACAAAGATAAACCATCTTTATCATAATACTCTTTTTCAAGAATATCACCATATAAATAAATATCCTCAACGTCATACTCATCAAACATATCCATCTTTATCTTTGTAAAAACACTCTCAAAAGACATAAAAATATCTTTTCTTTTATTATTATTTAATAACTCTTGAATAGAAGAATAATACTTTTTTTTAGAAGTTGCCTCATCAAAGTTCATTTTTGTTCTCCTTTAAAACTGGTATAGATAGTGAAAAGAAAAACAAATTAACAAATGATGAATACATTAACGCCATAGCAAATTGTTTTAAAATAAATTTTATAGATAAAATACTCTCTCCAAAACCATCTAATATAAATAAAAAGTTAATACTTAAAAATGATATCCATAATAAAAACATCAAAGTTACTATTAAATAAATTAACCCTTTTATAAAGTTTAATACATTATCATGGAGTATAAATATATGTATTTTAGATATCAAATAAAGTATTGATATAGTTATAAATCCAAAAACAACGCCTACTATAGGATATAAAACTCCTAATAGTCCAATATCAATTCCAAATATCTGATTGAAGTCAAAAGAAACCTGTATTGCAAATACTACAAAAGCTATAATTAAAATTGTATAAGAAAGAGTTCTATAAAAAAAAGATTTATTGCTCATATTATGTCATCTCCAAAAAGTTCTTTAGCAAAAGTATATACAGAAGATTTGATTTTTACTAGAGATTGTATTGTGTGTAATTCTTGCATTTCTATTATCTCCTCCTGTATATCTTTATCTAAATTGTAATAAGCTTTAATAAAACTTTTAGAAATTGAATAATAAAATGGAGAAATCATTTCTTGAATAGTGCATAATACACCATCTGATATATATTGACCTTTTTTAGGAGTATTAAACCACTCCCATACAGAATCATCTTCTATTCTATTTCTCATAAATTTATATGTATTTGCTAAATCTTGCATCATCTTTTTTTCAGTTGATACTGTTTTTGTCATCTTTAGTTTAACACGATAATCTTTATATTGTTGCATGATTTTTTTAGTTCTAAGTTGTGTTGGGAAGATTTTATCATCTTTTCCAAGATTACGAAATACAGAATCCATAAAATTATTAATGTCAAAATTCTCATCATCCAAATACAATTCCCAACACTCTTTAAAATACTTCCAATTATCAGCTTGTCTAATTAAATCTGCTGGCTTCATATCATCTTCATCAGGAATTGTTTTTACATAAATAGATGGAAGCCACTTATTTTTTACACCTCTTTTATTTGTGTGTTTCTGGAAGGCTTCATATAGTTTATATATTTGTTTTTCATCCATAGACATATCAGCCCATATTTTTGGATTAAAAACATGTTCTTTTTGTGGAGCATCTTTTTTATGATTTTTCTTGTTTTCAATTTTTTCAAATAAAGTCATTTTTTCTCCAGTCATTAGTTATACTATTTTTATTTAACAAGCTTTCACATGTTATATTATCTTTCCATTTACTACAAATACACTCTTGTTTCTGAAATTCAATAATTTCTTCTTTAGAAATTGATTTTAAATGTCTTAAACAATCAACCTTCTTCATACTTTTTGGAACTGTTCCATAATAACAAGTATCACAACTATAATTTAAAAGTAAACATTTAAATTTTTCTTTATAATTTAGTCTTATACTTTCTAAGTACTTCATATAATACTTTTCTCCAATGTTGACCGTTTTCATATTTAAATTTCATGGAGCCCTTAATAAAATTAAAATCACCATATACATCATCATTATCATCTAAATTATCTAACAACAAAGATTTAGTAATACCTACATCATCAAATGTCCAATCTTTATCCCACACACATGTTTTTAAATTAAATCTTTCAACTCTATCCTCATTTATAATATATCTATCAAAAGATGTTCCAAACATTGATGTTAATTGTATTGGTATAGGGCCTGAAAATAATCCTGAATGTTCTCCATCTTCAGGGTCAAAATCTATCTGACAATCATAACACCAAATATGATTTTTAAATTCTGACCATTGAAGATTTACACCATTGCATTTTACACAACTACACTCAAATGCTTGTGGTGGAAGGATGTAATGCCACTCTCTCTTTTCCATATTTCTCCATAAAATAATTAAAGAAATCTCCAAGAATAGAATTATTATCTAATGATATTAATTTAAAATCATCAAAAGATAATAAAAACTTTGTAAAATCATGTTTATCCATTTTTTTATATACATCATTTTTAATCATTAAATGAAAATCACCACTAAAAACATGGTCCATTTTTCTTGACAAGATGTTATTATTCACTACTTTATTTAAAATATATTCATCAGTTGTAATTAGATCATCTTCATATGGAGCCACTCCAAGATTATTTAACACTTCTAATTGTTCTTTTTTATAAGAGTGTGATGTTATTTCTTTTAAATAACAAATAGATAGATAATTTTTACCTGTTCTAATATATACATCATCAACTTTCATATTGTTATATATGCATAAAAAAGCCCCCTCTAAAAGAGGAGGCTGTTTGTTATGCTATAACAACTTAATCAGCACCTAAATCTTTAAGAAGCTGATTCTTGAAGTCAGAGATATCATCTTCATCAACCTCTTCCTCTTCTTCTGGCTCTTGTGATTTAGCAGGTTTTGAAGATTTGCCCTTTGGAGCATCTTCTTTTTCTTTGCTTGACATATCAAAATCTTTTTCATTATGCATAAAACTCTTGAGAGTCTTGTCCAACTCTTCATAAGATTTATACTCAATCTGTTTGTCAAGATCTTTTACATTATCAAGAATCTCATCAATAATGTCAGTGTCATCATGGAGAGGAGTTGCCTTGTTTCTAGGACGTGAATTATCATAATTAGGGAAACCTTGTGCTCCCTGCTCTTTATTAATTACGAAATCAAAACCCTCTTCAACATCAGTCAAATCACCATAATCTGCATCAAAGAAATAATCCATAAGTTTATCAAAAAGCTTTTTACCTGACATATAAACTTGAATCTTTGTTGGATCTTCTGCAGCAACGCCTGCTTCATCTTTTACAATGATGTTATAAAGGTACTGCTTTCTTGGTTTAATTTCTCTTGCCAATTCTTTGGCTGCATCAGTATTAACATCCCATAGCTTTTTGTATGTTTCACAAATTGGGCAAGGATCACCATCCACCTTTGGACAGAAGAAATAATTATCTCCTACCTTGTGCTGAGCAGCTTCTTTATAAAAGAAGCCATCTGGTTTTTGTGCAGGAAGAAAACGAACAGTATATTTTCCATACTTTTGAGGTTTCCAATATCTAAATCCTCCACCGCCATTCTTGTTGTCTTCCATTGCTTGTTTCAATGCTGCCAAGTTTGTGCTTCTAACGTACTTTTTTGCCATAATGTAAATCCCCTTTTTTCTAATAAATGTTTCTATTTTTAATGTACAACGTACTTTAATAGATACTATATATATGCTTTATAAACATATTATTTTCCACCTGGACCGTACCATTCTCCATTTTCTACTAAAAGTCCCATTAGTGCATAAACAGCAGCGTCTTCCCATGCCTTTTCAATCTCTTCAGAAGAACATTGTTCAGGAATTGAAGGATGATAGTGATCTCTTAATTTACCTCTCTTTTTATCAAATTGAATAACAACACCAATTGGTCCATATTCTGTATAAGGTTCCAATCCCTTTGCAGTATGATTTTCATCAAATGTTTTAATTGCTTTGAGAGCTGCCATAATAAACTTTTTTGACATTTCTTCTTTAAGAGCAAGTTGCTGAAATATAACTTCAGATAACTGTTCTAATTTCTTTAAATCCATTACTTTTTACCTCCTTTTTTACAAGATAACTTATACTATATATGCTTTGTTTGGAGAATATACAATGAAAATAAAAGAATTAAATAAAAATATTGTCAAAGAAGGAATAGGTTCATCTATTGCTAGTGCCGGTGGTAGTTTTCAAAGAGGTACTCAGGGTATAGGAAATTCCATTAAAAACTGGAATTCTGGTTATAAAAATCAGGCTCCAATAGAACAAGCAGTTACAGATGCACATTCTAAAACATTAGAATCAGATACAAAATATGCATCTCTTGAAGCAATCATAACTTCTATGAAAAAGACAATTGATTTATTTAATAAATATGTAGAAACAGAAAATATAAGTAAACTTAATAGTGCACAAAATGCGATAAGTAGTCAATTTGAACTTTATAAAACAACATATGAAAAAATTTTTAGAACAGGTGTTACAGACAATACTGTAGCGACTGATCCAAAAGCAGAATCTATCCTTACTTTTATAGATAATTTATTATCAGAAGAAACGGATATGAAATCTAGGTTTGAAAGATATTATAATTTTTTTTATGAAATGAACACAAAAACTAAATCTTTTAGACCAGGTGTCAGCGCTGATATCACTGCCTTTAAAAAACTATATAGTAAATTACAAAATAAAAATACAACTGAAGATGATGCAGTTGAAGATGATGCGACTACAGTAACTAAAACTAATTATAATGTTGAAGATTTTGAAAGATTACCACAACAACATCGAGTAGAAATAATAGAAGCTTTAGCTGCATTAGATGCTGCAGTTCCAAAGAACGGAAGAGATGATTCTGAATACAATGTTGGTAAAGAAGATTTTAATAGAGCAAAAGATAAATATGGAAAAATGGGAATCACACTTACTATAATGGGCAGATTTGTAGAACAATATCCTGAGAATGGGTTAAAAGAGTATAATAATATAAAAAATTATTATGAGTCTATTCAATCTGGTAATACATCTAATACTGGCTTTGCAGAAATACCGGATGATACACCAAAAACAACAACTAATAAAACGTTAAAAAAATCAGAACTTGAAGGTATTATTAATGATTTTAAAAATGACAACGTTAATTCTACTCCATTTGTACAAGCATTATCTGCACTTTTAAAAGCTAGTGGTATTATAATAGGTGAATCATTATATGAAAGTGAAAGTACAGATTTAAATATAAAAAAGATGATAAGTATTGCTGGTGAAGATATGACTAAAAAAGTTTTAACTACACTAGCTGCTGAACTTCCATCCTTAAAAAAAGATCCAGCAATACAAAAACAAATAAATAGTAAAGAGATAGAGGTTAAATCATCTAAACCTAAAGCATATGCTAAATTATTATACTCAGTTTTAGTTAAAAGCAATCAAGAAAAAAGAGTAAAATATATAAATAGATTAAATAGCATATTATTTCAAAATACATTAAAGTTAAATGGACAAGCAATAGAATTTGAAGATCTATTACAAATAATAAAATATATATCTAATCCAACTGCTATGTCAGTATCAGAATCTATAAATGTTTTGTTATATGATTTTTTAGATAGAGAGAATATTTTTAATCAAGCTTTAGAGCTTGGTAAAGAAATGTTTTTAATATAAAGGAAAAACAATGAATTTATTTGAAAAAATTATCCAAGAAATGGCTGAATATAAAGCAGATGATGAATACATAAAACACTCAGATGAATTAGTTGCTAAACAATTAGCAACTAAAAAATATGCTAATGAATATGAAGTTTTAAAATCATCAAGAAAACATCTTAAATTAGATTATAAAACTAAAAAAACACTAGAGAAATCAATATCAGAATTAAAGATAAAAGATCAAATTGATGTTTATAAGACAATAAATGAATTACTTAAAGTTCATAATAAACAAATGTTTAAGGCTTTAGGTTCTTTATTAGCTGAATATATAAAAGAATATGAATCAAAAAATAAAAATTATGATGAAGAGTTATATCTTGAATTAAGAGATTCAGAACTTTTAAGTATAGAATCAAAAAAAGAACTCGATGCAGCTCAAGAAGTAATAATAAGTAGATCACAAAAAGTAAAATCAAAATTATCTGATGATGATGTAAAAACATTATTTCAACAAAAACTTTATAAACTTTTATTTGCTGATCAACAAGGAACATTAGACGGCAAAGTTAGATTAGGCATTATTTTCAAAAAATATCTTGACAAATCAACATCAAGAATGACATTAATTGATAAATATTTATTACATCGTTTAATTGATCTTATTTATAGCGGACTCACAGAAGAAGAAATAGAAGAAGAATGAAAATAAATAATGTATTATCTGAAAAAGTTTTATATGATGATAAATTAAAATCTATATTATATTCTCTAAAAACAAAATTATTAAATGATAATATTTCTGAAAAAATAAAAACTGAAATAAACTTTAATTGGCAAAAAACAAATGAAATAAGATCAATAACACTTGTAACAATTATTGAAAATGTAATATCAAAATATATTGATAATATTAGCATAACAGTAAATAATCATATTTCTGAATTTGGATATTTTAAAGATCTTGATAATAGTTATGAACTAGGTTTAAACATTTTAGCTTTAGCAAAAGAATCAGGAGTATTAAAATCCTTGAAATTAAAAGATAAAATTAGTTATATAGATGATTTTTTAATACAATGTATTGATGCAGTTTTACACGAAATGGTTCATTATCTTCAATCTAAAACAAGACCTAAATTAGTGAAAGTATATTCTAAAAATGATTACTTTAATGATAAAGATGAACTTATGTCTTTTGCCGCAGAGATAACAAGTAATTTAAAAAGTCAAGGTTATACAAAAAAACAAGCCATGGATATAATTCAAAAAGGTGAAGATGAAGAAGGATTTAAATCAAGTAAGATTTTAAATTTATACAAGAAAATGCCTAAAGTTAAAAATTGGAAAACATTCATGAAATATATTTATGGATATTTAGAAAAATGGGATGATTTATGAGATGGGAAAAAACATTAGCAACAACCGCTACATAGAAACCATATTTAGGAAATAATATTATTAAAATAAGTTTTAGTAGATCTACAAGACCAAATAGTTCTTGGGTATTAATTGTAAATGCATGGAATATTCCAAGTTATACTTTTAAGATATATGAAAGATTTAATGAAAAGAAATTTTTAGAAACAGCTGGAAAAATAATAATAACACACAATGCCGCAAAGCATTGTGTGTTTAATAGGATATTTAATACCCCTTCTAGTAATCTATAAAATATCAAGCTTCTACTAAAACATTGAAACTTCCTACGAAATTAATAAAGTTTCCATCATTCTCAATTTTACAAGCTACAATTTGGCCCTTCTTTAATTCATATCCTTTTGGACTCTTCCAAGGCCATACATAAATAAATGGTTTAGACTTTGTTTCGTCACGCAATGTTATACGAGTATAATCTTTTTGTGTTTTTGTTCTTTTGTTTTCTATTCCTTCAACTTTTGCTACAATGAAATAACTGCCAGGCTCTTCAATCTCATAAACATAATTAACAGTCTTACCTGTACTTGCAGATATTTCTTTTCTTATTTCAACAAAAGATTGCATTTCAGTTAAAGACAAGAGACAAAATTCTTCTTCTCTTTCTACAATTAACTTGTATGAATATATATCACCTTTATACGACTTATCCTTTCTAAGAGTTGTAAAGATATAAGAGTGAAGGTCAAATCTATCTTGAAAACCTTGTTCAACGAAATCATCAAAAGCACCTGACCATGTCAAAGCATCAATAGCTCTCTTGTTAAGATTAGCCATTTTCTTTCCATTGTCAGTTACTCTATTGAAAAAGTCATCAATATCTTTAAATGCTCCATTTTTTCTTTCTGCTACTATTTTAAGAATAGCATTATCAGGGAGAGCTTTAATAAATGACAAACCCCAAGAAATTGTTTTATCATCAATCAATTCAAAGTTATATCCTGAAGTATTTACATTTGGAGATGTGATATCCATTCCTCTAGCCATAATTTCTGTTGCATAAATAGATATCTTTGTCTCACCCTTCTTTTTACTACCCTTATCGGTGTTGTTTAACAAGGCAACATTAAATTCAGGTCTATAATAAGCCTTGAGCCAATATTCTTGGAATGTCAAGAATGTATAAGAGATAGAGTGACTTTTGTTAAATGCGTAAGTAGAGAAGTTTGACATTAAATCCCACATTTCTTGAGCTTCCATTTTGCCACCAAGTCCATTTTGATCTAATGGTTTTGAAGCATTCAAGATAAACTTGTCATACAACGGCTTGAGAGATTTAATATAAGTTGGGTTATCTGAACTTAATTTTCCTAACTTTGTAATAAGTCTTCTTAATTGATTTGTTTCTGCTTTACTAAAAGCGGCAGCAAACTCTGCAATCTGCATCATTGATAACAATTATGTATTACAATACCATTAGCAATAAAATTATGATTATTATTTACTTCAAGATCATAAACATTTTCAGGTGATACTTCCCTTTTACTAACCAATCTAACTGATTGCATCTTTCAACCTTCCTTTTACATCTTCGATATTATTTTGAATATCATCTTCCCAAAAACGGATTATATTATATCCATTATTTATTAAATATGCTTCTTTTTCTATTTCTATTTTTTTATATTCTTGAATATATTGCGACATTTCATTTAATTGATATTTTTTAGGATTAATGTGCCAATAATCCCCATCTACTTCAATAACCAAATTATTTTCTGGAATATAAAAATCATAAAAATAAAGTTGGTTTTTATTTTTTAATCTAAACTGTTTTATATAATTAACATTAAATTCTTTTAATATATTTTCAAAATATTTTTCTAAATTAGATACATATTTTTGTCTATTGTTTTCTTGAATAAGTCTTCCAATTTTAATTTGTTTATCTTTTATAAAAACGGCATGATCAGAATTATCATGTTTATATAAAAAATGTGTTTGTAATCCAGCATTATTTTTAAATATTTTATTGCATAAAATGCATTTGAAAATATCATGACATGATGCTTTATGAGCACGTAAAGCAGTATTTGTTTCAAATATTTTATTGCAAACTACACATTTAAAATTACCATATTTTATAATATTATCTTTTAATTTACTTTTATTATGATTTTTTTTATGTTCATCAGTCCATACTACCCCTGTAATTCTTTTAGAAACTGCAAGAGAATAACATTCTTTTTTACCACAACTTTTTCTATATCCTATAAATGTCCCTTTATTAAAAACAGAATCTAATTTTTTACCACAAAAACATAAAGGGGCTTGATCTATTATTAATAAAACTTGATTACATTTTTCCTTGTGTTGTTTTAATTTATTAGATGAAGATGTTTCAAAACCACATATACATTTATACATTTTTCTCCTATCAAGAACCAATATAGTTATCTTATATGTTCTTGATAAATAAATTAAGCAAACTTTGAAAAATCTTCATTTATTACTATTTCATCTTCATCATTAAGATTTTGAGCTTCAATCCAACCTCTATTATTGGTATAAATTTGATGATCTGGAGTGCATTTTAATATTTGACCACTAGAAAATTCTAATTCAATTAATTTTTTTATTCCATTATCATAGTATTTATTAATATTCTGCCATTCAAAATCTAATGTATTTTCATTAAGAGTCAATACTTTAACTTCTAATTTATTATTTACAATTTCTTTGATTTCTATTAATCCTTGAGTTGTTAATATTTTAGTATCACCGGTTATACACATAAGTCCGAATGTTGGTTTTAGAATATGATGAATAGATGGAGGGATATCTTTTTCTGACCACACAACATTATTTTCATCAGCTCTACCATTTCTATCAGAATAAATTTCAGGTATTCCCATTGATAATGTTCCAGGGCGGATAAGAGCAGATATATCACAAAGCTCAGAGAAATTATCAGGATCTACTTGCTTACAAACTTTGCTGGCTATAGAACTATTATGTACTATTATATCATTTGCTATGAAATTATTATATGGACTTTTCATGGCAATATCATATGTCTCTTCAATATTTAATTGAGTAATGTTTTTTATTCTTTGGTATTTCATTTAACTATTGTACTCTCCATCTATAAGATATATATAACTATGCCAAGGAGTTTATATGTTATACGAATTTTATAGTAAAACACACAATATATGGATAGATATGTCTAAATGTGGATATGCTTTAACCAATCATGTTAGAACAAATCAATATAATAAAAATAAAAAATATTATTTTTATGAAAATGAAGTTATCACAGATAAGACAAAAATAAAATATAAATGTGATAAATGTCAAAATATATTTGAATCAAGTTATGCTTCATATAAAAACAGAGAACATAAATTATGTTTAAAATGTATACAAAAAATAAAGAGTAATGACCCTATAATTAAAGAAAGAAAAAGACAAGCAGTATTAAAATATGGTCCTGAAACACACAAAAAAAGATCACAATCATTAAAAAATTTAGATACAAATATTAAACGTATAAAAGCTTTTCAAAAGACAATGAACAATTTATCAAAAGACCGAAAAGATGAAATAAAAAATAAAAAACAACAAACCTGGTTTAATAAATCTGAAAATGAAAGGTTGTTAATAATGGAAAAACAAAGAAATTCTGGGACATTATGGACATCAATAAAAACTAAATTTGGTGAAATAAAATGTCAAGGATATGAAGATAGAGCAGTAATTAAACTATTGGAACTTAATGTTGATAAACTGGAACGTGGTCCATCTGTAAAAATGGATAATGGACATTGGCATTATCCAGATTTATATACAGAAAAAGATGGAAAAAAAATAATAATTGAAGTTAAATCAAATTATTTATATAAAAAATATAAAGATGATATTTTATATAAAAAATCACAAGGTATAAAAAATACATCTTGTGATTATTATTTTATTTGGATTTTTGATGATAAACAAGAAGTTGATTGTCAATGGTTATAATGACAATATTTCATCATTATCACTGAGATCTTTTAATTTTTTCCATCCATTTTTTGTTAAAAACTTATGATTTTCAGAACATTTAATTTTTTTTCCATCTTCTAACTCTAGTTCAAAAATCATCTTTTTACCAGATTTTTTAATAACCAAACAATCATTTTGAATTAATTCTTTTGTTTCTTCATTATACGAAGTTAATTTTTCAGGTAATGAAGAAGTATATAACTCTTTAATTGTTTTATCACCATTAATTATTGTATCTGGATGTAAGCAATCCATTTGGAATATTCCATAATGATCTCCACCCTTAACAAGATTCTGATAAATTGATTGATCCCCTTGCTGACTATTAATAAAGTCTAATGTTAAATCTTTTCCTCTCCTAGTTTTAATTAATTCTAGAGTATCTTGAACTACCTGTAAATTGTTTAATCCAAGAATATCAAACTTGGCGTATCCTATTTCTGATAATTCATGTCCTGAGTTTCCTTCCATCCATCCTGTAATTATATTTTTTCTTGATTGGATGATTGCAATATTATCCATCAAGCTATGAGATGAAATAAGAACACCTGAAGCATGAGAGCCAGCTTGTCTATGTGCTCCTCGCACACCATTAATAAACCAACGAATAGGCATTTTATCAGTATCATATTTATTGAGAAATGTTTTTAATGTTGGAACTGCTTCTTCTAATTCTTCTAGAGTTGATGTATCATTAACATCTTGAGGTATTTTTTTTGTTATAGCAAATACATCAGATGATGGGATATCACAAACACGAGCAACATCTTGAATGGCTGATTTTATTTTAAGCATACCAAATGTTCCAATGTTAGCAACTCTATCTCTACCATATTTTTCAATAATATGTTCAATTACTTTATCTCTTAATCTGGTTTGAAAGTCAGAGTCAATATCAGGATAGTCATATCTTTCCAAGTCTAAGAATCTTTCAAAAAGAAGATCATATTTAATTGGATCAACTTCAGTAATATGTAATAGATAATTGATAAGAGAACCAGCTGATGAATTATGAACTGAATAGTCATTTATAGTATAAGTATGATCAGTTTCAACTTCTAAATCATATACTTTGCCTTTGTAAAAGTATTCATTAACTGATTTTACTTCAATAAATTCCATGTATTAATAATCTCCTCTGCTTGAATGTATTTGTCTGTTCTTCTTTTAAACTCTGTAATCTTTCCATGTTGTATCAATATATGCTTATTCATCTCTAATAAATATATAATTTGATTTTTTATATCAAATGTGCCAATTTCTGTTAATTCATTTTCTGTTAAGATATTAAAATCATCTAAATTATTTTCTTTAATATATTTTATTGCAGCTTCTTCTTTAACTTTAATTTCTTTTGTTGCTTGATAATTTTTCATTATCCAATTACTCTTTATTTCTATAATTTTATTATTATAGATAAAATCTGGTCTATATCCTCGTTTTACATTATCTAAAAAATATCTTATTTCGCCTTTAAATCTTTCAAGTTTATTACCTTTTAAATCTTGAATAAAGGCATAATACAATTCATATGTTGATTCAAATCTTAAATTACCAGAATATTTAGAATAAAAAACTCCACTTACTCCTTGAAAACCCTTAAATTTATCAAGCATCATTTTTCTATATTCTTTATTTTGCCATAATTTTTTAGAAGCTTTACTTATTTTATCACGTTTTTCTTGTGATTTACTGTGTTTAACAATTGAATTTCTCCAATTATCAGCCTTATCAGATTGCCAAGCTTTTTTTAATGCTTGAGAGTTTATTTCTCTTTGTCCTAATTTATTTTGTGCTATAAACTGTGCCTTAGAGTTTTTATCTCTCCATTCTTTTGAAGAACATGTTGATTTCATTATAACAGATGGATGAATAAGTTTATTTTGAAAATATTTTCTATCTATTAAATTAATCAAAATAGTTTCAGTATATAATCTAGATATATCACACTCACCAAAAATTATTTTTTTACTTCTTGGCCAATATTCTAAATATTTATAATAAACATCTTTTGGTATTTTTTTAATTTTATCTTTATAATATCTAATTACTTCATCTGGACAATCATCTCTAAAAAAATATTCTTTATTACTTACTTTTATAATCATAGCGTAATACCTCTTCCTGGTATTATCTTACTAATTTGATGCAAGTTTTAATGGCTTATTACCAATTATTTCAAATAATTTTTGTAAAAAACTTTTTTTGCTTGGTGTTTTAATTTCTTGTTTTGCATCATCTCCAAAATTAGTTTGTTGGGTTTTTATAGTAGTCCCTGTATTATTACTAATTACTTGATTTCCATTACCTATTTGATTTCCATTACCAATGATAGCATTACTCATAATTATCTCCATATTTGATTCGATAATACCATTCAAAAGTTTTTTACCTGTTGTAGTCAAAGGTTCAATTTTAACTTTTTGATCAGACATAAAGATGCCAACATCATCAAACGTTTTGATAGTAAAAGCATTTTTATTTAAATAGCCCCTATCAATAAAATCTTTTACTAAGTGTCCATTAAAATGAACATTACTTATTCCATTACCAGTTGTATCATTACTTTGATTGTATCGTATTTGAAATAAAAACTTAATATCTTCTTTATATATTAAAAGCTTTTCTCCTTTTTCTGTTAATGGGTGTTTTTTAATAAGCATCCCTATACTTCCATCTGTAAACCATTGTATTTTAAAACATTCTTCTTTTAAAAATCCTTTAGATATTAAATCTTCAACTATAGATATATCACTTTCATCTATAAAATTATTCAATTTTATAGCATTAATTTTTTCTAAAAAATTAATTTTTTCTAATCCATTCATATTATACTCCTTTAATTAAGCAATCCCCAATTTGAAGTTTTGAAGCTTCAATCCAAATTGCATTAATTATATTTTTTTCTCGTCCTTTAGGAATAACTAAAATTTTATGGTCTTTTGTACACTCTATAGAATCACCATTTTCAAGATTTACTTGAGATATTTTTTCATCAACATCATAAATAAATTTGTTTACTACTTTATGTTTTTTACCATAAGCAGTTATAACTTCTTGATTAACTTCTATATCTTGAATATTCTTAAATGACCCATCAGAAAGTTTTACTTTTGAATTAGGAATGAAACATCCACGCCCTGCACCTACTGATGTTTCACCAAAAGTCTCTTTAGTCCATCCTATAATATCTTCCATGATCAAGAAATAATCAGTATATCCTTTTTTTACAATAACATCTAATTCAAACTTAACCCTATCAAGATATTCTTTATTGTTTTCTAATCCTCTTTCTTTTAACCCTTTCATAACTTTATCAACAATAACTTTTTTACCATTATCATAAAGTTTTGGGAGTTTGGCACTTTTATCTAACTCATATTCTTGAACACTATCAACAAGAGAAATTACAGTATGAATACCTTTCCAAAAAACCTCTTCTGTAAAGACGTCAGACTTATGCCACATTTCCCAAGCATCATGCAATTCTGATACACTTTTGTAATAAAACTCTTTGCCTTTAATAGTCCAAATTTTACCATCTGTATCTTCTTCAAGTTGTTTAAATGTTTTATCCTGATCAGAAAGCATTTGTAACTCTTGAATGCGTGATTCTGCTTTGGTGAGATAGTGAGCATCATTAGTAATAACCCATGGAATATTTAATTCCAGAGCAATCTTAATTAACTCTTCATTAATAATTTTTTGTGGTTCCCAATCAATAGCCATTAATTCAATATAATAATCTTTTCCAAATACACCATGCCACCACTTGATAACTTCTCTAGCCCTCTTTGGAGCCTCTGCAATTGCCTGTTTATCACTCTCTTCTATAAAATCAGATACATATTTGATATAATCTTCTTCTTCAAATTTGTTTTCTTGGTGAGAATAAAAATATTCAAAATCATATTGATCTAGATATTCATTTTCTGCAAGTTTATCATCATCCTTTGTTCTAAAAGATGACTTCATTGCCTTTACTTTATTTTCAATGAGGACTTTTTTATCATTAGCTCTTTTATCACTTTCAAGATAAACTCTCTCCAAGAGAATTCTATTTTGTTCTCCAGTTCCACAACCAGATAAAATAATCAATCCATCACTATGATCTTTTATATATTCAGGATCACAAATTGGATTTTTGTAAAATCCATTTACCCAAGCATCATTATGAATTTTAACAATATTTTTAAAACCATTTAGATTTTTAGCAAACATTGTTATATGTCTTGTTTCTTTTGAGGCTATTTTTCTAATGGCTTTATTTTCAGGAGTATCATCTTTAAGAGCGTCTCTTAATTTACCAGCCTGTCTATTTACATAAGCTTCCATTCCAAGAATTGGCTTTAAGCCATTTTCTTTTGCGCCATTATAAATAGAAATCCAATCACAAATATTTCCATGGTTAGATGTTGCTATTGCAGATTTTTGTTTTTCAACATGCCATTTTATTCTTGTATCAGGAGTTCCAATACCATCTTTAAATGAGAGGGTATTATGAACATGAAGATGAACATATTTCCAGTCAATCTTTATTTTTTCAACTTCTTGTCTTACACTTTCTAGTTCTTGGACATTGTTAAAAGAAAATATCTTTACAGTATATACAAGTTGCTTGGCATTAATTCTCAGAGGAAGATCATATGAATTAAGACCTTTAGATATTGCTATTCTAAAAGTTTTTTCAAGGAGAGATTTAGTATAATCACCAAGTGCAAAAATAATTTCTGGTTGAACAACTAGCAACTCTTTAAAGAGGAATCTTTTTATGTGTAATTTACCATCTTTAAAAAGTGGATCTTCAGTTGATGGATCTTTTGGATATTTTATACCATATGTTAAATATAAATCTTTTCTATTAAGATCTAGCGATGTGCAAATTTCTTGGACTGATTTTGATAAATCAGGGTCTGTATAAAATTTGTCAATGTCAAATGGGGATGGGTATGGACCTAATATCATAAATGGTGATATTCTACCTTCAGGAAGAGATCTGTTTCCAGGCTGAAGAGCAAACTCACACAACTCAATATCTTTTGCTTTTTGAATATCATCAAAAATTTTGTCTAGTGTAATATCATTTTTTAATAGATTAGCTGTGATTTGTGATTCTTCATTAAATGGCATTTATACCTCTTTATTTAAACTATGCATAACTCGTATAATTATTATATCATATAATGAAGATACTCTAAAATGTAATATATATTTTTTTGATTTGACCAAATTTCTTTATTGACAAATAACCTATTTTTCCAGTTATCAATAACTTTTCTTGAATTTGAAAAGCCATAGAATCACAGAATGCTAGAAATTGAACTAGCACAATATTTCCTGCAATATAAAAATCATCATCATGGAATTCACCAACTTCATGATTATTACTGCTTCTTTTAGATAATTTAATATCATCTAAATTTTTAAAAACTCTATACATAATAGAGAGTAATAGTTTTATATCTCTAGATTTATTATTTTGAGCAATTTTTTCATATATACTTGCAAATTTAATTTGCTTTGATTTTAAAGGTGGAAGATCTTCTAACAAGAATTTCCACTTTTCAATTAATTCACTATCTTGTTCTGTCATTTATTAAATCCCTTGTTATCTCTAATGCGGCAGCAAAAGGATATTTACAACTCCACTTATCTAAATTTAATTCTTTAACATCTTCTTTTATTATAGAAGATTCACACTCTTTTATATCATATACTAAATTCAACTCCATAGAATTTGCCATATAATCTATAGCATCTTCTAAAGATCTTGCATTATCATCCATAATTTGAATTGATTTATTTTTATATTTTTCTATATCAGATAAAATCATATCAACACCATCTAGAAAATCATCTATAAAAGTATATTTTCTTTTATCTCCAAGATTAGCATAAATTACTGCCATATCAGATCTTCCAACTGAAGTCATTAATAATTGACTAATTGATCCATGAAAATCTTCAGGTCCAAATAATTCATCTGTTATTATTTCAATAACATCAATCCCCATATTTTTAAACATTAAAGAAATTGCATCTTGTGTATAATTAAACATATTATTAGGATGATTATTATATTTAATAAAAACAATTGGAATGTCTAATTTTTTAGCATGTTGAGCTATGTAATAACTCCCCTCAATATTATTTCTAACCATCCAATGTGATTTATCATCTTCAGGAACTATCAAGGTAGCGGTGTGAATTATACATTCAACGCCTGATCTTTCTAATAGATTTTCAAGAGTAGGATCAAAAATATCTATTTCGGAGTGATGATCAAAAGAAAACTTTTTCTGTCTCCAATAATCATACATATCATTAAGATGAGAATTCTCAACAATATGTTTGTGTGATAAATGCCTAACAAAGGCTCTAGAAACGAAACCATTCTCGCCTGTCATCCAAATTTTCATTGTTCCTCCAAAAGTATTTTTTTATATTTTTCTATAAAAGGTCTTCTAAGTTCATAATAAAATTCTTTTCCAGTTTGCGGGCTCATGATTATCAATTTCATTAGGTGTAATGTAAATTCTTCTAATGTAAGATATGCCTTTATTCCATTATATCTAAAACCAGTAGCTTGTTCTATTTGTTCATCTTGTCTTTTATTCTTTAAACACGTTTTTCTATAATTAGATACTGTTCTCTGTAATACAATCCTTGCCTTGCCAGGATCTGAAATATCTCCACCTGGAAAGAAGCAATAAAAATGTCCATTATATCCTTCAATTGCCTTATGCTTTAGAAAAGTTCCTCTAACAACATTAAATTTTAAAGGAACCCATTCTGTCTCAATAATAACATCACCTGAAGAAACTCTTGATTTAATATTTCTTATTTTAATTCTATCTAACTCTTGTTGAGATGGAGGAAAAACATCATCTAGTTGTGAAAAGTTAGCTATATAATTCTCCAAGATATTATGCTTTATTTCAAAATTAAACATATCTTGTAAATAAGACAAAACAACCTTTTCAGCCTCTAAACCATACTCTTGATAGTTCTCCATGCACATCACCTCTTATTAAACTATGCTTAAATAGAGACAAATTTGTACAATTTAAAAAGAAAATTGAATATCTATTCTGTCTGATAAAGCAGACATATTATGTGTTATTTGAATATTGAATGCTGTTGAAAAATTTTCCATTTTTAACACACTGTTTACTATTATAGTTACGTCATATTTTTCTTCAAGATACTTTAAACAATATATTAGTTTATGTTTTAAATCTTCATTTATTAATTCAAATTGATTTTTTTCTATAAAATCAGTGACTACTTGTTTTACTTCTTTTTCAACACTATTTCCTAAAAGTAAATCTTTTGCTATTTCAGCTGTTGTTCGCATTTCCATAAAGCCACCTTAAAATTCTATATCCTGAATCATAGCCTATTGATAGAGGGTGCTCAATATTTGTAATAATATTAATTAAACATTTTTCAGGCTCACCTTTTTCATTAATTAAATTTGTTGCCAAGTCTGGTGTGCTTGCTGGAGTAAATTCTTCTTTCATCATTTTTTCTATCTGCTCAAAATTCTTTTCATAAATATGGAGGGAGTGAGCAATATGTGTATATGTTCCTATCTCTAACTCTGGATAAACTACTTTAAGGTGATTATACATTTGTTGTTGAAGCATAGTAAAAAATGGATAGTCAAATGTCAATCCAAAAAAGATATCATTACTTCTCATATCAACTGTAAAGTTTAATTTATTATTTCGTATTTGAAAATTACCTATTAATGTGCAAACAAAATCTTTTACACCATTATATTGATGAGCGGGCCGGTTAAAATGCATAATGGCTTGTCTGGAATCTTTATCTTTAACAAGAGAATCATATGCCCATTGATATTGACTAAATCCATTTTCTGCATCCTTTAAATTAAATAAAAGATTTCCATAAGCAGAATTACATGTTCCATCTTCATTTGAAATATTTTTCCAAAATGAAGAAAAATTTGATATGAAACTTAGATCATTTCTCCCTGAAAAATACCATAGCAATTCACCAGCCAAATATTTCAATGGAACATCTCTTGCTTTATTAAGAAAGAGATTAGATGTTGGATCTTCATTGATTAAAATAGCATCACTTATTTCTTTAATCTTTTGTCCTCTTGGGGCAGACTCATACTCAGGATTTGTCATCAATTCATTGCAAATATTTTTATATAGTTCAGCAAAATTCTTTCCCTTAATAACTCTCATTTACATCTCCTTTAAATTATCAATCAATGTATTAAAATAATCAACATTCTGTCCAGTAGATCCAAAAATTTCTATATCTATTTTTTTATCATCATAAATTGGTTTTATAAAATATTCATATAGTGTAATTATATCAGCAAATAATTCATATTGAATATCAGATGATCTAAAAACAAAAACAACCTTGTCATTTAAATAATGTATCATACTTAGACAAGATACATCTAATTTTCCTTTTTCAGATTCTTCGTATTCACCTATTGAATTGGCTATTCTTACAACAGCTTTTCTTGAAGATCTATTATTAGAAAATATATTTCTAACAGACTGTAATACTTGTTGATAAGTTAAAGAATTTCTTTGTTCAACTGAATGAGTATATATGCTTCCATCTAAAGATGGTAATAAGTCAAAAAACCTTAAAGATCCTCTCTCTTCAAGAAAAGGTTTAAAGTCATCTTTTGTAATATCTTTATTTTTAAATTTTTCTAATTTTAATAATATATAAGGATCTTTTATTTTATTAATATCATATATAAAATCTTTAATTGTAAAAAGATAGGAATCATTTTCAAATAATGGTTTTTTATTTATAGTTATTTTCATTCTTTCAATCCTTATTTTTACAATTTCTTGGACATCTTCTCTTTGTGCTTTTATAACTTTAGCAATACAATCACCACAAAGATCCCCAATTAATTTAATAGTCAAAACATTCTTTTCAAAAGATACAAACTCACATATACCCCTTGATTCAAACATTTCTTTTAAATCTTGATTTATATAGTCTTTAAGATTTTTCATTCATTTTATTTATGACATCATTTATCATATTCATTAAATAATCTTGATCTTTTAAAATATCAATCTTAACAAGCTTTGATTTATTAACTAAAACACCATCTGTTATAATTGACATTAAATTATATTCATTCTCCTGAGTAAATTCAATATTTTCTTGAGTATAAATATCTTTTCTTGTTATTTCTTTGATTGGTTTAAAAAACAAAATTGTATCATATAAATTATTTACATGATCAAGCACTGTGTCAAACAGTTTTGATAAAAATTTATGATATCTTATTATGTCATCTGTTCCAAGACTTGATTTATCCATATAAAAAGTATAATAAAAATAACTATCAACAAGAGATCTATCTATTAAAATCAATTTATTATTAAATCTTTCGTTGATACTTTTTTCTGCATTTATTTTTTCACCAATAATATCTAACTCTAAGTCAAGATATTTTGATGCACATTTTCTAATTTCATCAATATTACCAATATTAAGATCTCTTATTACTTCATCTAACAAAACAACATCATTTGGATATAAATCCTTTATTGTTTTCATAAAAGTTGTTTTACCTGAATGAGAAGCACCTGAACATGCTATAATTAAATTATTCATATTATCCCTTTTGAAATATGCCCCAGATTGTTAGTCTGGGGCATTAATTTAAACTTCTATATTGTCATCATCAAAATCATCATCAGGACCATATCCATCTTCATCATCTTCATCATTAGCATAATCATCGTCATCATCATACTCTGTCCCTATATCATCATCTTCAAAATTATCTTCTACATCATCTTCAAAGTCATCATCTTCGAACTCATCATCCATAAACTCCTCCTATTTATTCCTCATATGTCCCTATCAAAAGATAAGGCTTCTTGAGACCTAACTCATTAGCTCTATCAAGCTGATACTTAAAGTCATCAATTGCATGTGCTGCTGAAAAGACAATTGGCTTTCCATGAACATTGTAAGATGTATTAATCAAGGCTTTTGTAGTTCCTTCAACTTTCTTGAGAATCAAAGAAACAGTTGAATTATCATCTTCAACAACCTGAGGACGCCCTGAATAAAGATCTTCATTTGGATATTTATGCATGATTCCTGAATAAAGTTCACAATATTGAATTGTATAATCATATGTAAGAATCATAAACCCATCTGATCCAATTGTCTTTTCATACTGTTCTTTATCAAAGAAATAATCAAGATTTTTTCTTAACATAATTGGAGCCATTGGCATTACAGTATTTCTCTTATTATAAGTATTAATCAACTCTACATTTTCCTTAAATGGAATTGCATAAGTAGTTGTATGGCACAGAGCTCTAGGCCCAAACTCCATACTTCCTAATACAACTTGCGGAATTTGATTATCCTTTATTAAAGAAGCAACTCTGTCTGCCATTTCCTGCTTTGTATTATAAATTTCAACATTTTCAGGGAGAGTCTTAATATCTATATTACTAACCTCTGTCTTTAGATCTCTATGACCCCAGAAAAGATTTGAGAAATCGAAATCACCAATGTTATTTATATAATGACCAATTGCCGCTCCTTGATCTCCGGCTAGAGGCATAACACAAAATGAATTGCACTCTTTTGCAAGTCTATTGTTTAATTTAACATTATAGAAAATACCACCATTTACAATAAGCGCTCCATTAGAATGTTTCCTTACAAAATGTGTTGCCACACCCTCAAGAACAGTTTGGATAAAATTACCAATAACAGTTCTAAGATTAAACTTATCATCATCTCTTGTAAATACAAGGGAGTTTACAAGCTTATCAAGTCTTGCATAGTGATCCTTCTTTACTTTATTAAGAGCATCAATATCAATATAATAAGGATCAGATACTCTTTTTGAAATTGATGATTCAAGCCCATAAATCATTTCATCAATAAAACTATTTGCGGCAGTCTGAAGAATTTCAAAATTCTTATCATTAAGAACTTCATGAATATGAGATTCATAACCAAGGAATTTATATTCATCCTGGTTTTCTTTCATACCACTATAAGATGTTGCATACTGATAAAACATTCCAAGAGAGTTTTCATAACCATATGATCTATGGAATAATTCAATATTTCTAAGACCAATGTTATTATAAGTAAGTCTATAAAGAGACATTACTTCTTGCTTATTTCCAAAACCATCTGCTACCATAATCATGGCATCATAATTTTCTCCACCGTGGAATTCATAGAAACCAGTGGCTGCATAAGCATGTGCATCATGGTGAGTAAAGTCTTCACCAAGAGATACTACTTTAAAACCATAATCATTTATAAGAGAATTGATATAATCCTGATTCCAATACTTGGAATGAATTTTCTCATTCTTGTTTGTTTGAAACTCAAAATCATCAAACCAATGAGAAACAAAAACCACATTCTCTTCATCTTTTGAAGGTTTTGCAAAATTAATGCATTTAATAGCACTTTCTAATGGAAAGATTGAAGATGATTTTAGCCTCTCATGTCTTTCTTCCTCATATCCAGCAATTACTTTTCCATCTCTTACAGCAATAGCAGAAGAGTTATGTCCAAGTGTCAATAATAGTTCCATTCTTTACTCCTTATCTATATTATAATAATTATGCTAATTACTTAGAGCTATTTTAGCGTTATCAACTATAATTTCTTTTTCTATGTCTATTTTTTTTAAATTACTACAAAGCATACACTCTAATGGTATATATGTATTTGCAACTTTAATAAAATCTTTATATGAGTTGTCAATGATATTGATTTTTTGAAATGATTTTAAATTTAAACAACTGTATTGACTCTCATAAATAAATTGTTTCATAATTTGAAAATCTTTAAGAGTGTTATCTAAACAATCAATAATTGAATTTAATGATCCTGCTAATCTTACTAAATCAAAGTTTAATTGTTTAGTTTTATCAAATTCAGTAATAAAATTATATTGAGTATAATCTATATAAACAGGACATGTTATTTTATCACAAGAATTAATCAAAGCAAACCTTCTTTTTAAAGAAATCACAAGTGTTATCATTTGGAATATTTAATCCAAATTTATGGAAATTACTCCATTCATCTGATCCAATAGTTTGAATTTCTATTTCTTGTTTTGCTCTTTCTATAGAATGACACCCTAATCCTGTAAATAAATAATTACCAAAATTAGAACAGTTATCACATATATGTCCAAGCAAAAGAGTTTTAGCATCTGTCATTATTCATCTCCATCATAATATATACATGTATTTTCTTTTGGCAAATCAAGTCCTTTTGATCTAAATAATCTCCATTCGGCTGAATTGATGCTTTTAATTTCAAAATCTTTTTTAGCTCTTACTGTGGATTTACAGCTTCTATGATTGTTGATTTTAACATTATAATAAAAACATCTATCACATGTAAATCCAAGTAAAAGATTTTTGGCTATCTCATTTTCCTGTTGATCCAAATCCACCTTCACCTCTAATAGCATCAGGCTTCATCCAATCATAAAGATCCTCTTCATCACAAAGTGTAAGATCACAAGATAGAATTGGAACCATAACCATCTGAGCAAGTTTCATACCTTCAACAACTGAGAAAGGATCATTTCCAACATTATGAAGATCAACATGAACTTCACCTGAATAAAAAGTATCAATAACCTGAGCACCAATGAGCATATCACTTTTTGAAGCAACTCCACTCTTGTTTAAGAAAAGACCCATATATCCATATGGTATTTCTACTTTTACACCAGAAGGAATTACAGCATTACATCCAGGAGGAATAGCCATTCCCTTGTCTGTAAAAACAACATGAGCATTTGCTTCCTTGGATGTAAAATCTTTGATAAATTGTTCATCCATTTTTGGGCACATAAAATCTATACCTGCATCAGTTGCATGACCTCGAGATGGCATTTTAACATTTCTAATAGTTGCATACTTTAATAACATTTTTAACTCCTAATTTTTTATTCTTCTATGAGATAAAAGAAATCTTTATCACCTATACTTTTAATAGTTATTTTAACAATTTTATTTTCAAAATCTTGATCAATATCATAAAAAGAAATATCTTTATTAAACTCATAAGCTTTTAATAATTTATGAGCATTTTCTATAATCTCTTTTCCATGATCATTAAACTCAAATTCTTTGAATAAAAACTCAACTTGTTTTTGTATTTCTTTCTTTTTTAATTTATCCATTCTTATTCCTCTGAAGATATTTTTTCTAAAACTATTCCACATGAATTTAATAAAAATTTACTATTAGCACTTGATTTATCATAATCATGAACAAAATAAATTTTGTTTGGTTTTAATGCCGCTAATATTTTTGAACAATGAATACATGGTTGCATTGATGTATATATATCAATATCTTCAAGCTGAATCCCGTTTTTTGCAGATTCACATATTAAAGATTGTTCTGCATGAATTTCATGTTCATTAGACCAATTATGATGTAGTTCTCTCCATTCATCGGTTAAAACCCATTCATTATATGGTATAGATATACCTAATGAAATATGCAAATTATGAAAATAATCATCACAATTTATATAACCAGATGGTGTTCCATTTATTCCAGTCGCAATAATTCTTCCATTTTTTACCGCTATAGCAGCAACTTTTTTACTTTCACAATGTGATTCTTTTGCATAAATATCCACTATTTGAGAAAATAACTTTTTATTTTTTTCTTCATTTTTTTTATAACTAACATATTCATCAAAGAAACCATAATCAATATCTCTTGAAGAGAAGAAATCAAGTGAATTGTTATTTAAACAATTTTCTATAAAACAAATAATATCATCAGTAGTAGAAAAATCATTTTCCCATATAATAATATATTTTATATCAATATTTCTTTTAACCTCATAAAGACAGTTATAAGCTTTTTTTATTTCAAACATATAATCTTTTTTGCTAAATTGTTTAAACTTAGTAAAATCTTTATGCCAATAAATACCATTATATTCTAATATATATTTTTTATCTATAAAAGCATCATGTAAAAAATTTTTTTTATTATATAATTGTTTTAATTCTTCATTGATAACTGGAGAATAAAAATCTTCAACAAGATGATTATTTTTTAATATTTTTTTTATCTCTAATTCAACTAGAGATTCATTGTTTCTATTTACTAAAGATGATGCTAAAGCTCCTGGTTTTCTTGTTTCACAAAACTCCATGTTGTATGTAAAATCCTTTCTTTTTTCTTTTATAGATAATTGTCCTTTTTTAAAAAAATCTTTTAAAAGTCCTTTTGATTCTTCAAGATTCCAACCTCTTTTAATCCAATATTCTATATTATGGTTTTTAAAAGATTTAATTTCATTAAATTCATCTATAAACAATAAAAATATATTTATATCCGTAGAAATAGCCTTTTGTTTTAAATCATATATAATATCATAATTAAAATTATCATCCTTCAATATAGAATCAAAACAACTTATATCAGAATCTGAAAAAAATAATCTTATTTTTTTAAAATATCTTAATTCATGAAATTCGTTTGCTTTTTCTATATCTAATCCTTTAGAAAAAAAAGATTCCCAGTTTAACCACTTAGATTTAATATTTTTATCAATTATTAAAAACTCTTCTTTATTCATTCTTTAACCTCAATTAAAACATATCTAGCCTTAGTATTTACATCCATATATCTAAAGTATGCTTATAATTCTCACAAACGTGAGATTCAGGATCACTAACCACAACATTTTGATTCTCAAAATCAAAGAAACAAATACTTTCTAAAACAAGTTTTAGAGGTATATACTTTTTTAAATCTATTTCATATACCTCATTTGGATTTTTTAATTCTTTTTTTAGAAACTTACAATTATTGCAATTGTTCCCAAGTAATAACATTTTGGCTTTTTCATTTGGTTCCATATATATTATCTTTATGATTACCAAACCAACACTGTTCTCTTAATGGGCAGTTTTCTGCTTTTTTAAGATTTTCACTGTTTTCATTTAATATTTCTTGGAGTGTTTTTTCTTTTAAGGATCCTAAAGATTCAACTATTCTGTGTGATTGACATAATCTAACAGTAGCATCTGGCATAATTGTTATTTCATTTTGAATAGATGTGCATTGGTAGTCTTCTTTTGTTATCCATCTCAATAAATATTCAAAATTCTTTTGTGTCAAAACACCTTGTTCATTCAATGTTTTTAAATTTTCTCTACTTATTGCAGGCCATGTAAATTGTTCATTATTATAATAATATCCTTTTTGATATATATTAAAATAAGGCTGCTTCATTTTAGGAAATATTGTTAAGAGTTTCTTGATAAACAAAGCATCTACATCAATAAATGGAAGATTATATTGACTCATTGTATATGACAATCTTTGAATAGTATCAGCAGATTTTAATGATGTTAATAAATATATAAGATCAGAAGTAAATGGTTTTCTTCCTCTTATATTATCGTTCATAACTCCATCCCAATTCATTGATATATATGGAATCGAGCGTGGATAGTTTATTATTTTAGAAACATCTTCAAGGTGAGTTGTAAGAATATAATTTTTTTTATCTTTAAAAATATCTAACACTTGATTAAAATCAGGTCTTAGTGTAGGCTCTCCTCTAAGAATAAACAAATCATCTTCATTATACAATTTTTGAATGATATTTCTATCTAATTGTTGATTAGAAGTAAGAGGTTTTTTATTGTAATTTACGAAATAATCATTCAAAAAAAGTGATATTTTCATTTAAAACCTTTCAACTAAAACTGTATTTTTAGCATTAAAATAAAATTCCATCCAATCTTGTTTTTCTTGTATTTCCAACTTTTCATTTTCTAATAAAATTAAATAATTTACATATGCTTGTGAATCACATAATTTTTCAGTTGTTGATCTAAAGTCATTCAAAACTGAAAATCTTTTATGAGCCATCTTTTCAATAAACTGTGAATTCTTTTCCTTATTCGGCCCAATAACATTATAATATACCTTATTCATTCTTGCTCCTTTTCAAATAATAAACCAACAGAATCATCAGCATTAACTGCTTTTATTACACGGCAAAGTAAATCTCCTAATGATACTACTTTAAATATATCAGGAAGTTCATCATGATAAATAGAATCTGATACAAAAAGTTTATCTATTGGAGATTTTTGTATTCTTTCAATTGCTCCACATGAAAGAATTGCATGAGTTGCACAAACATATATATTTTTTGCTCCTCTAATTTTTGCTTCTTCTGCTATATGACAAAGCGTTCCTGCCGTATCAATAATATCATCAACAATTAAAACATCTTTATCTTTAACATCACCAACAAATGCCAAAACTTTTGATTCATTATCCTTTGGTCTTGATTTATATGCAAAACCAAGATCTGCCCCAAATCTATTTGCATATGCTTTTGCTCTTGATACTCCACCTGCATCTGGAGATAATACAATTACATTTCCGCTCTTAAATAAATGTTCAACAGCTGGATAGAAAATATAAGAAGATGTTATATTATCAATAAGAATATCATCAAAAGCAGCAGCCGATGCTTGATTATGAAGGGAGACAGTAATGATTCTTTTTATTCCTGAGGCTTGTAATAAATCAGCCATTAGTTGAATAGTTATAGGAGTTCTTGGTTCTGTTTTTCTATCTTGTCTGCTTCCATAAATATAAGGAATAACTGCTGTAATTCTCCTTGCTGATGCCTTCTTTGCAGTATGTGCCATAATAAACAACTCCATCATGTCTTTAGCAGGATTATTTGGAGTTGTTGTCTGTAAAATATAAACGTCTTCGCCTCTTACACTTTCATCAATCTTAACCTTCATTTCACCATTAGAAAAATCAGTAAACTTCATACTTGACAATCCAAAACCATTAGCATCAGAAATACGTTTTGCTAAAACTGGGTTGGATCTTCCAGAAAAAAACTTTAATTCAGGAAGTCTTGCAGCCATGTTTAATTCTCCTTTAATAACTCTTTTGCTTTCAATGAAATCAATTCTTCTAATTCTTTTTTTTCTACTAAATTATTAAACTTGGGATTGCTTAATTTAAAAGTGTCTGAATAATTTGCAGATACTTTTATTAATTTCCCTCTCCTTCACAAACTCTACATAATTCTGATTCATAATCAGAGGTATGATGTCCAACATCAACCCATCTAAAACCCTTCCCTTTACAATCATGACAAATAACTATTTCTGAATGTCCATATAAAGATAAATATTTGTCAAGCACCTCATCCATAATTATCTCCTAGGTATTTTATTCTCAACATTCTTAACCATTTGTCTTAATTTTCTTTCCAAGATTGACATGTTATTATTTGTAATAATATTTTTTCTAAATAAGTCATTAAACTTTTTTTCTAAATTAATATAGTTTAGTTTTAATTCCTCAAATTCTTTTTTTGAAACTCCTTCATCTAGTTTTTGATTCATTTTTCTCTCCTGTTGTGTTTTATAGTTGCTGATATTTTTTGTGCCTGATCCATTATGCCATCCATTTCCATGAAAGACCATGAACCATTTCTACCAGCAAAAATAATATTCTCATATTGCTTATCTTTGTGTGAGATTATTCCAGATGTATGTTGATTGTAAATCTTGAAATTATTTTTTGTGGGAATTGGAAAGATTGCTTGATCACTATCATCAATAAATGTTTTTACAATAATGTTCTTTTCATAATCATTATTATAATTATCTTTTTTAAAAAACTTTCCAAATTGTGTCATATAAACAAATGGAGTGTGATTAGGATATATCATTGTATCAGGAGAACCTGATTTATACTTTGTTGAATCAATATCAAAAGAACAGTGAGAATATATTTTATTTTTTAGATTTAAAAAAGAGTTGATATCTATTGTAGATATAATAATGTCATTAGAAGAGAATGATGATAAATCAACTTTTGAATTTAATCTAACATCTACATTTTTAGTAAAATCATCAAACAGTTTATTCCATCCGGTATTTATTGGGAATAATATATATTTTTCATTATAATGAGAAAAATTAGAATGAACATCTCTCATATTGCCTTTAAACCAATCAACTATATCCAAATTAGATGTTCCAAAAAGTCGCTTAAAATAATTTTCATAAAATACATTATAAACAGTGTTACCATAAAAATTTGTAATAAGTTGTTCAATATTTTGAGCATTTTCCCCATTAGATTTTTCAAGATCTAAAAGAATAGATTCTTTCCAATGCCATGGCATTGTATCAATGGATGCTTTATTAAATGGATGATTATAATATCTAAAATCAAATAGAGGGTCCATGGCAACAACATAATCAATAGGCTGTAAAGAAACAGATTTTGAAAATAAATCAACTATCCAATCTTTATTAGTATGAAGAACGGAAGGAACTTGTTGCCATGGAATATTTTCTATACTTTGTCTTGTGCGTATGAGACCACCTAACTCTGATGTTTTTTCATAAAGAATAACATTAAAATCTTTAGATAAAAAATAAGCAAAAGCACAACCAGATATGCCTCCGCCTATTATGTGAATGGTCTCACTCATAAAAATCCTTATTTAGAAAAATTATCTTTCTGCACAAAAAACTTGCAAGACAAACATCTTTTCATTGAAAACCTTAAAAAATGTAAGGTTGCATTTGGATGATATTTACAATCTGGTTTTCTGCAATGGGTATTTTCTTTATTTTTCATTTTTCTCCACTAAAAGATCTGTTATCCCAGACTTGCTAAATCTGCGAAACGCCTTTTTTACAAACGGTTCAATTTTGTTTTCATATTCAGCCTGAAGTTTAAACAATTCTTTAATTTCTTCAGCCTCTAATTTATCTAAATCAAGAGCATCAACATACTCTTTATTAGAATTTAAAACCATAACTCTACGATGTGATTTCTCACCGTCTTTTTTCTCATAATTAAACTCTTCAATTTTCATCTTAACCTCTATGTTAAATTGTTGGATTCTTTTTAGAATCTCTTTCTTCCTTTCTACTAATTATGCCCAAAACACAATCACGAAGAAGACCAGTTTCTATTTTGTCTATAAACTGTTTTTTAGCATCTTCTGATGAAAGTTTATTTACTTTCCTAGCAAGAACTTTGCCTTCTTTAACTAGAGCAATAAGATCATCTCTCATATATTGCTGGCCTGCAAATATAACTTGATTTGTTGAATCATCAAGTGTTAAAGGATCTGGAATCTCTGATTCATAATCCCCTGAAACAATATTTGATAATTCATCGAATGAACATGTATTTGGCATTTTAGCTCTCTTCCTGCCATCACGCCTGAGAGAGTATCTGAAAGAGTTTGACATGACCTTGTAGAAATAAGAATAAGTTGAAGACTTGCCTAATTTGAAGTTTTTTAGTGCTCTTTGTGCTTGATCTAGCGACTCTGATATATAGTCATCCCTATAATAACTATTTATACCAAATTTCCTGGCAAAATATTCTGCCATCTGATGGAAATATCCTACTAATTCCACCATAGCCATTGGATTGGCATTCCTGTTGATCCATGCCGTGTCCATCTTCTGTTTTTCAATGTTCAATGTATTCCTCCTGTAATGTTTCATAAACACCTCCCATAAATGAAATAGGACTCATGTTTTGAGAGGTGTTTAATGTTTAAATCTTTCCCTGTTTATATTATATACTATATGTATTATTCTCTAAAATGTTTAATCGTTTAAAACACCAAAAACCTTGTCTTTAAATGATTCAAGGAGATGATTTACATCCTTATTACTCTCTAATAGCTTTTCTATTGTAGTATTCATTTTTGCTGCCATTTCTTTCAAAGATTCTATCTGCTTTTGACTTAGGTTGCTTAGATCCATTTTTTATCCTCCTTATTTATAAGTATTACCAAAGGCTGATTTTTCTATTCTATAATATTCATCATTATTATTTACAAGAAAATCACCATTTGTAAGAATCATCTCTTCACCCCATGAAGCCATAAAACTCATAGCTTCACCAGAATATTGTTTTGCCTTAATTTTAACTGGTTTTGTTTTTGCAGTAATATTATCAATAATTTCATATCTACTTTTAAATTTATCTGGTGTTAAAATATATTTTTCACCTTTTGTTCCTGTTAAAATATAATCTCCTATGTTAGCCTTATTTGATGTTTCTTTTTTACCATTAATAACTGTATCAACAGAAGTTACTTCTGTTGCAATAATGTATTTAAACATTAAATCTTTTTTTGCATATTCTTTTTCTTGAGATTCTAAGTTTTTATAAAAACTTTTCATTGCTTTTTGATCTAAAACTTTAGATGTAACTGCTTCATTTAATTTCATTTTTATCTCCTATTTTTCAATGATATCATCTTTAATTTTTTTTATAAATTTTTTTTCTTTAATAAATTTATAATATTTATCTATACTATCAATAGATGGAAATTTGCCATTACCTGAAAAATCAATGCTATCATTTATTTCTAATGGAAATCCTTCTAATGAAACAAGTGATTTATTATCTACGCAATAAAAAGAATTTAATATTTGAGGACTACCTTTCAATGAAACAAGTGATTTATTTTCTAAACAATAAAAAGCATTTACTTTTTGAGGACTACCTTCTAATGAAAGAAGTGAATCATTCCCTTGACAAGAAAGATAATTTACTTTTTGAGGACTACCTTTTAATGAAACAAGTTTATTATTATAATAACAATAAAAAGCATTTACTTTTTGAGGGCTACCTTCTAATGAAACAAGTGATTTATTACTTATACAATTAAAAGTATTTACTTTTTGAGGGCTGCCTTCTAATGAAACAAGCAAATTATTAAAAGCACAATCAAAAGTATCTACTATAAAATCACTCATATTAGGTAAAACTTTCAAATTTGTATTATTAATCCTTATATTAGAATCAGCATGATATTTATCATTTATTTTTTTCCAAATACCTAGTTCTACCAATGTGTCTTTTTTATCTAAATTATTAATTATAAAATTAGGCGATATAGATAATTTTTTTAATATTTTTTTGTCTAATTCTTTAAAATCTCCAGTTATAGCAAAGTTTTTAATTTTAGATTCTTTGTTTCTATTAATTGTATCTAACTCTTGAATCAATTGTTGAGGTAGTGTTTTACAAATATTAGCTGTAAAATATTCCGAAACCAAACTTATAGCCCATATATCATCTTCAAAATTATCGTTGTAAACATCTTGAATATCACAATGATCATCATTACTAGGATTATTATTACTTAAAAATAAACTTAATCCTATATTATCATAAGGTAGATGTCTCAAAAAGAATAGTCTACCTTTAGACTTATTAGGATCTTTACCCATATATTCTTTATAATAATGATCATCACCTGGTCTTGAAACACAAACTTTACCATTACATTTATGTCTACCAAAAAATACTGAGGCTTCATGATTGAATACTTCGGCAAGAATCCAAGATCCATTTTGAAATATAATTTTATGTTCTCCTGGAATATTATCTGATATTATTTTATTTATTTCACTAGAACCTTCTCCTTCACCTGAAGATAATTTATTTATTAAATTATGTAATTTTTCAAAATCATGTTCACCTAATATATTAATAAGTTCAGCTTTTAGATCTTTAGATTTGATATATCCATCTCTAATATATCTAGCTTGACTTGACATTTTATACCAGCTTGATAAATCATTTTCTATATTTTTTTTATTTTCTTTAAACCAATCCTTTTGTTCAGGAGTTAGTCTTAAATAAGCTCCTATAATCCATTCTAATTTTTTAGGATCAGTGTCTCTTACAAAGAGAAATTCTTCCTCTGACATTTTTTTTGAGAATGGAATATAATTTGCAGCTTCATTTAATTCAAAATATATTTTTTTAAATAAATTCATCTTATCTCCTATTTTTTAATAATTTTACTTTTTCAAATTCCACAATTATTTTCCCCTTCTATCAACTTTACCATCCCATGGTTTCTGAAAATATTTTACTTCATCAAAATCATCAAATCTTGGTAGTGGATATTCTTTTACACCATCAACATACATACTTATTGGAATTTGAATTGTTCTTTTATCATCATGAGCTTCAATATGTTTAAATGTTATATTATCTATTATTAAAATTTCACCTTTAAAATATATTCTTTGTCCTCTTCCTATATCACTCATTCTGGCTTTAAAATAATTTACTAAATCTTGAACAAAACTTTTTAACATTATTAAAACAAATCCAGTTATTACAAATGATATAAATGTCATCCATAATTGTTGTCCAAATTGTTGTAAAAAATCGTTTAATATCTCAGTTGGTGTCATAATAGTCCTCCAACTATTATCTTACATCATATGATGATATTTATTTAATATCCCAGGCCATCTTTCTGCTTGCTTTTGTGTTTTTATAATAAGCCTGAAGTTTACCCTTTAAATATAAAAATACAAATACTGAAATAGTATGATCTGATTCTTTTGTCCATTTATCAATTTCATCTAAAGACCACATTGTATCAACATATTTTAAGGCTTCTTTAGGTTCTATTATTTTGAAGATTTGATCAAAATCTTGTTTTGTATAAAATCTAGAACCAGTATGTTGTTTCCATGCTTTAATAATCTTTTTAATAAGTTTATTATAATCTTCTATTTTTTCTTCATTAGCTTTTTCTTGTTCTGGACTTTCCTCTGTAGTAGTATTATTTTTATAATCTATATTTATACGTTCATCTGGTGAACTATCACTGTTTTCTTCAGAAACAGGTTTATGTTGTGAACAGCTAAGATATGATCTATCAGGTTCAATAAATTTTCTTCTAGGCAATGTATATCCAGGAATTATATTTATTAAAAATGGTTTAGTAGGTCCTTCACTTGTAATCTTAATCAATCCTGATTGAGCTAATAATCTATTACATTTTGAAATAGCACCTTTACTTATTCCAGTGTTTGCTTCAATAAACCTATAACCCATTTTTATTTCATCAAAACCTGCAACTGATCTATAAAAACTATATAGAACAAAAGCAGTATGAGTTATAACTTTTTCAGCAACTAATTGCATTACATAATTTTGAACTTGGAGAAAATCTCCATCAGCATTTATAATACGAGCTTCTTGTTTCATTTTTACACCCTTAGTATATTATTCGAGATAAATGTATTATTTTAAATCTGATGGTAGATATTTAGGGTAGTTTGCCTCTATAAATGTTTTAATTGCCTTGTCTTCAAGGTGATACATTTTTAATCCAGTATCTTTACAAATGTTTTTAATTACCTCTTTCCATTTTTTTGATATAGAAATCTTTGTATATTCTAAATTGTTTTCCATCTCATCCATTTTTATCTCCTTCATCCCAATCATACAATGGTTTGAAATTATCAACAAACCAATATTTTTGTTCTTTTTCCAAATTATCAAGTTTTTTATATGCTATACTATTTATACAAATAGAACATTTTGTAGAAAAATAGTCTAACATTCTTTTAGATGTTTCTGTATTTGTATATATATAATTTCTCCATTTATATTTACAAAAATCACATTTTGGAGTTCCAGCACTTGATATCAATTTTTTTAAAAATGTAATTTTGTCAATATTTATATTAAAATCTTTCATATAATACGTATTTGTCCTATAATGTATTTTTATTTATCTTTATAATATTATACATAAAATATGCTTTTAATTGTAGATAAAGTTATAATATTCTTGTTCTGTGTCAAATATTATTTTTTTATTTGAATTGTAACATTCTTCGTCTCTTTGTTTAAATGGTATTTCTTTTTCTATAGGTAGGAGTCCAAAATGTGTCATATAGAAGCCTTTATCTTCTGCCATTTTCCATACTTCATCACATCTAGAATCTGGTCCTTTTATTAAAAAAATGGATGAAGGGATAAATTGCTTTTTAACACAATGAACAGAAAATTTTAATTGTTCAATAACAAAAGTGTATATAGTAGCATGTTTATATCCTATATATTTTATTTTATTTCTAATTAATTTATGTTTAACTTTATCAATATCACATACTATATCTATATCACCAACAGTTTCACATCCTCTTGAATATGATCCACCTATAATATAATCTGGGAATATTTCTTGAATGAATTCTTGATATTTTTCTAATATTTCTTGAGCTTTTTCTCTAGTTAAGCGGACATATTTTGCATTCATCTCCACCCCTATTCTGCATTTTAAACATAATATTTTCATCTAATTTAAAATCTTTATTAAAGATATTACCTAAATATCCTGATTTAGCTGCAAGACAACATGAATACATATCACCATTATATAAAACATATGGAGTTTTTGCTGTATTACATTTTTTATATTTTCTGATTTTTAAATCTTGGTTTAAATATCTTGAATAATATTGAGAATCCTCTGACGTAGGATATAATTCATCAATTAATTTTTGTTTTAATTCTAAATCATCAATTTCATTGATACCAAAATCGAGACCAGAAATCCAATAATATTTTTCTAATGCAATACTTTTATACATAAAATCATCTATTTCATTTTCATTGTATTTTGATATAATCATCTTTAAATGATAATTGATTTTATATTCATCAAGTTTTTGAATATTATAAATAACATTATCAATTTTTCTTCCAGTTAATTTTAAATAAGTTTCAGGGTTAAATGAATGAAGGGAGATGTATATTTCACTTATTGTATCTTTAATAAGTTTAAAATCTAAATTAGGCATGTTAAGATTAGTTGTGAGGGTAGTTGTTATTTTTCTTTTTTTTATTTCTGACAGAATGTCATTAATTCTAGGATGAATAAGAGTTTCACCTCTTCCAACAATCCTCAAGAATGTTGGTTGGTAAATATCTAATATTTTGATAAAGTTATCAAATTCAATATGTTGTTTTGGGTGCAGATCAAATCTTTGTCCAAAACACATTTTACAATCATTATTACATATTGAAGATATTTCTATTTGTAATGGTTTTCCATCATTATAAAAATAAAGAGAATTTATCTTGTTTTTCATTTTTTACACCTTGTATACTATTTTAGTAATATATTATATAGAGCTTTAAGATTCTTTGGTTTATTAGATATAAGTTTTGGTCCAGATGCTTTTGAAGCTAGAGGAATCATCTTTTTTATCAAGTTTATTTCACTTGCATCATCATTTTTATCTAAATATGCATTTGAATATGCTTCCAATGCATCAGCAAGACTTGGAAATAAATTTGCTCCAACATCTTCTGTTCCAGTTATAATCCATGGACCTGAGCCAGCTATATAACCGCTAGAATCATTATCAATTTCATCATCATCATCTACACCAGCTAATGTATTTTCATATTTATTCCAATCTCTTCTGTATGTAGGCCAATATAATAGTGTTTGTTCAGGCTCGCCGTCGCCAAAATCTCCAAGTTCACAAATAGTATTAGCTTCCCAAGCATCTCTCCAATCATCTTCAAAATCTTCACTTAACCTTCTTCTGGCCCCATTTGATTCTTCACTTAATTGCTTTAAAAAACTATTCAAATCCATAATTAATTCTCCTTTATATTTGATATAATAATTATCTTTAATATTTATTTTTAATAATTAAGTAGACGTATTACCTTGCAAATTTAACACCAGAATTGGGATCTTTTATCATCTTTGTTAATTTTTGAATTATATTAAATGGATCAATATTCATAAAATAACCATAATCATAATTATCATACTTTGTTTTTCCATCTAGAGATTTAACAAAACTATCAAACACCTTAGTAACTTTAGGTGCATTGTCTCCAGTACCCCAGTTAGTGTGAAATACTTTTTGTGGTGAATTATTCACATCATATACAATAAGATCATGATCCCCTCTATTTAATTTAATCCAACATTTTGCACTAGAATTATTTACATTTTTATTAAAAGCATCATTTTCAGTTTGAGAAATACTTGCTTCGTTTAACTTTTTTATAAATTCATTTATTTGCATTATGATTCTCCTTTATATTTGATATAATGATTATCTTTATTATTTATTTTTAATAATGAATGTTTTTAATAATTGTTTTTAATAATTAAGTAGACGTATTACCTAATAAGGCTTCCTTGATTTGCATATTTCCATAATTTATATTAAATTGTGCATAAACATTAGATTCACCATTTCTGTTTTTTGCAGCATATAAATTAATTTGTCCTGAATCCTTTTCAGATCTTGTTTGAGTAATAGTAAAAAGAGCATCAATGATACGATTCTTTTCCATGGAGTCTGCTGTATTATTCATACCAATAATTTCTTTAGTGGCTCCATCTGCTCCTAGAGAATCTCTATTAGATTGTGTTGCTGTAATAACAATTACATTTTTCTTTACAGCAAGACCTCTTAACTCTCTAAAAATCCATCCTTGCTCTTCATAAAGATTTGCTGATTTATGGGCTGAACGCATAATATCACCATAGTCAATAATAATCATATCAGGAATAAAATCCTCATGTAATTTAAGATTCTCTAAATGAGATTCTATATCCATAACACTTGCCATACCAGTTGGAAACTCTTTCATTTTCAATCTTGTTTTTGTTATTTTCTGAATTGTATCATACTTCTTTTTAATCTCATCAGGGTGCATACTCAACTCTTTCATTATTAACCCCGTTGATATAGCATCATAACGCATACCAAGTCTTTCTTCTGACATTTCAAGAGTATAATGAACAACATTCATTCCATTTAACAATGCCTTTATTCCAAAATTTGGAAGGAAGATACTATTATGTCCATGAAATTTATCTGCATAATAACTGCTTGTTTCAGCAACTTGAAAATCATACATATATGATTCTTTTCCATTATACTCACAAGTTTTTATTTTATCCCACCCATTCTCAGTAAAAATAAAATCACTGTTTATTAATTTATCAACAAACTGCCATTTTCTATCTTTATCAAATAATGGTCCTTCTTTTGTTTCAAATTTGTGTTTATCAGCTACAATAGTTTTTAATCCACTAGTTGTTTCAATTTCCCATTCTGGGTTTAACTGTGTTTTTCTTATGGCTTCAACTTTTTTATAGCCTAGTGGAGTATTAACTTTTAATGTCTCTGGTGCTATATTTTCTTGTCCTGGATTATTACACCCCAGTGCCTCTATTAATTCACCAATTTTTACTCTAGCTTTTATTTTCAACTGTTCTCTCCCATGGAAAATATGTTATTTTTATCAAATCTTTATATTTTTGTTGTTGTTCTAATATCCAATTTTTTGACATATCTGGAATTATAAAGCCTAAATCTTTAATATAATTTTCATCAACTAAAATAAAATCATATTCTAATTCAATAGCTTTTATTTTAAATGAATGTTTACCGTCTTTATATCCTTTACACTCAATAACAGTCTTATTATTAATAATAAAATCAGGGTAATAATGGTGTTTATTATTCCGATATTCATATTCAATAGGATCTAAATCAAATCTTTTTATTGAAATATTATTTTCATAGCAATAAATTAAATATGTGAGTTCATAACTCCCTTGCCATAAAATATTATTAAATAAACCAGAAGGGTATATATATCCTTCTTTTTTCCTATTTTTAACTATTTTTTCTTTTGTCTCAATACTATGATGTTTGCCATAAAATGGATTGTTTTCTTTCATTCTTGAAATAGAATAGTGTTTTCTCTTTTTGTTTGCCTCTTCATTGCCATAAATTTCTTCAAATGTCTTGCCCTTCATTTTTTTAGATGATGCTGCTTGGCCACCTGTAATCCAATTACTTAATTTTTCTTTTGATATCTCTCCACTTTTCCACTTTGTTTTCATTGTTTCAGAAATTTTTTGTTTATTTTTTTCTGAAAGATGTTGACCAGTTTTAGATTTATTATTAAAAGCCATTGCACATTTATGACAACAAAATTTCTTGTGAAATCTTACTTCACTTTCAAATTCTTTTTGACAATTCTTACAAATTAAAATTTCCATTTTTGACATCTATTATTCCTTTAGAAACAAATGTTTGATTTTTTCATATTCAGGATCATTATCATCTATTTCTATATCTATATATGTATTAAAATGTCCGCATTTGCCAAAACCAGGCGGAGACATTACACAATACAACTCTCGCTTTGCCCATCCACCACCAAGGATTTTATCAATTTGACCATAACCAGATGATACTTTATTTTCAATACTTTCTGCAATTTTTAAATAACGTTCATCAACATCATAAAGATCAAAACCAATATTTATATCAAGATTAAAAATAAGAGCATCTTTAACAACAGAAATAATAGAATCAAAATCATCTTTTTCAATAAGATTTACAGATTCATTTATTGCTTCAACCATTCTAGCACGTTTTGCAAACTTTACAACCTCTTCTGTTACATAATCTTTTTCTGCAATATCAATATCTATCTGTTCTTTTGGAATAAAAATCTGATCAAAGAATGGAGCGGTTTTTTTATTATCTACGCCAACACCACCTAGAATACTTTCTACTACATTTCTATTAGGAAGTTTATTGTGCTTTTTAAAAAATTGTTCATAAATAGTAAATGTTTTACCAAGTATTTGTGATTCAAAATAATCTTTTTTAAGATGCTCAATCATCATTACAGCAAATGATCTGTCTAAATGCATCATTTTAAAAATATCTATTTCAAGATCACCTAGTTCTAGTTTTTCATTATTCAATTATTCATCCCTCCAATTTTTTATTTCATAAAGCATATCATTGTCATTTGAATATAATCTAAGACTAAATCCATTTTCTTCAAAAGATTCAGTCAAGTTAGGTATAACTTTTGATAATTCATATAAACAATCTTTTATACACATAATTCTTTCATATTTTTTTTTATTTAAAATACGACTTGATATATATTCTCTAATATATTCTTCAATTTCTTTATCATCAAGGAGATGTTTTGCTAATTTTTCTATTTCCGGTATACTCATATTTTATCAAATCCTCTTCAATAACAGAAAGATTTAAATCATTAATATCTTTTTTGCCATTAACTAATTTTGTCTTATATCTGTTATACCATTCATAAATACCAATTTTAATATTTTCATCTTGTATGTGGAATTTTACTTTTTCAATATTCTTTTTTAATGTTTTAAAAATAGCTTCTCTAGTTTCTTGCTTTGTATCATAATCAGGAATGAATATAATTTCAGTTGGATTCTTTTTTAAGATTTTCAAAACCTGAGGATCCGATAATTTATTTCCCATAACACAAGTTGTTGAATAATTAGAAAGAGTCATTGCATCAAACGGCCCTTCTGTAATAAATATTCTATCATTCTCTTTCAATTGATCATAAAAATAAACAGTTTGTATTCTTGGAATGGGAGGGTTTCTATATCTAAACTCAGAATCTCTATCAGTATTTCTTGCTTGAAAATATACTAATTTACCATCTTCATAAGTTGGTATAATAAGGAAACCATAATAAGGATTTCTACCTGAAGAATGATCACACGTTGGGCAAGCGTCTCCATCTATTTGACCAGCACCACGACATGTCCAACAATCATACTCATCAATATATTTTAAATTATATTTTTTAATATGATCTAAATTAAGATTCTTTGACCATAAAAATCTTATAGCTCTCCTTCCAAGTTTGTTTCTTAGAACCTTTTCTTCAACAAGGCTTTTCATGTTTGGCATATTTTTTATTTCTGGTAAATCTATTGGGAGTATTTGTTTTGGTTTATTATCTGTAAAAGTAAGTTTCATTCCAGATTTTTTTTGCTTCATAAAAATACGAAGTAAAATACCTTGAGCTTCTGTTTCACTTCTTATTGTTTGATCATATTCTTTAATAAAACCAGGAATAGTCCATCCTTGACCTAGTTTAAAATCAAATACTCTATTCTCTTCTGGATTAAAACCAAGTTTATGTTGATTATCTCCAGTAAATACTGAGTTGATGTTTATCCATGGATCGTATCTTTCATCTATGTCTTCTGTAATGTATTTTGTTATATACTCTAACACTACTTCTTTTGGAAATTTTATAGGCATTTTTAATTATTCCTTATACATCTATATATGCATAATATTGTACTAATTTGTACAGTTTTAGAGATAATAAAAACTCAAGCTTCAATGCTTGAGTTTTTTAAATTAAACGTCTAAAACTCTGTCTTCTTTATTTTCTAGTTTTTTACTTGTTTTGACTGCCATTTTTTCATTGTATTTTGTTGCTGAAAGAGTAGCTTTGTCTTTAAGTTTAGCAAAAACCTTATCAACAGAAATGCCAGAAGCAATAGTTATATATTGTGGAAGATTCTTATCTTCAACTCTTAAAACACCAAAAATAGTACGAGCACTTTTAATACTATTATTAATCTTCATAGTAACTTGCATAAGTTTATCACTTTCAATCTGTGTTGTTTCTTTATTATGTTTTACATTAATAAGCTTTGTAATAAGAACATTTGCCGATTCATTAAACTTTCCATAAGAAAATTTTGGTATTTTTGGTTTTCCAGTTTCTTGAAAATCCTCTTCAAGATTATCATAAGAAACGTTAATAAATCCTCCTGAAAAGGCAACAGAAGAATGGTCTTCTTCATCAATTGCAAATGGTGTAAATGAGTTATTATCATGCAAGTATGGAAGATCTGTTATATGTCTAACCTTTTCTACAATTCTATTATTAATTTTTTCAAATGTCATTGTTCCAATTTCTTTACCAACATCATCATTAGCTGCTACATAAACACTCATATTATTTGAGAATTCAGCAACACGTGAAAGAAGACGAGTTGCATTAGATGTTGCAGGAATAGATTCTGCTAGGAATGGTGTTGCTACAACAAGAAGAATCCTATTATTCTGTTTCATAAGAATATTTAAGAATGTTATAACAGAAGATGATCCTGATCCTCCTCCACCAGATACAAAGTATACAACATCTTGATCTTCAACTGTTGCAAGATATTTTTCAAGAATTTCTCTGTTTTCAGCCCAAATTTTCAATCCCTTAGAATAAGACTGACCTGCTCCACCATTTACAATAAGATGATCATTACCAAGTTTAATTCCGCCTGAATCTCTGTGATCAGTATTAAATGTTAAAAGTACATCATTTTTCTGTGCGTAAAGTGAAGCTAGTCTTGTTCCAACCTGACCAACTCCAATTACTGTTTTATATTTTGCCATGTGTTACAACTCCCTTATTTTTTTAGTTATATTATAAATATGCTTTATTTTATCATCTAAATGCATGATATGGGTCTTCTTTTCCAGCCTCATATCCTTTTCTTTCTTCAAAATCCATGTTTGCTTTAGTTTTGGCAGATTCTTCAGGTGTCATTGTATGGCTAGATTTCTTTTTTTTTCCACCATATCTTTTATCCCACCCCTTGTTTCTTGTTCCACCTGAAGACATTACAAATCCAACGCCTCCACTGATTTTTCTTTTCATCTTATTTCCTTTAGAATCTAAGACTTCTGGCATCTCTGTCATACTATGAAAAACCTCTATTTCTTCATTAGTTTCTTCTGAATAATAATCATAAAATGGCATATTTTCTCCTATTTAATTTCTTGTAATTCTGCTTGATTTGTTTTTACAGCTTTAATATATGGTGTTAGGTCTATAACTGTTCCTAATATAGAAACACCATCATTATATTCTATTTTTTTTGCATACAGTTCTATATATTTAATTATGCCAGATTTAGATATAATTCTTAATTTACCTTTAATTTGATCTTGTTTTTGAACAACTTGATACATAGTTTTAAATTTTTCAATATCACCTTCATGCACCATTTTATTAATATCCATTTTACTAATATCCATTATACTTAAAAATTCTTCTTTTCTATACCCTGTTATTTCACTTATTTTATTATTCATATATTCTATTTTATTGTTTTTCATAATAAAAATACCTAAAACTGAATCATCAGTCAATGCAGAGAATGTTTCTTGTGATATTCTTAAGGTGTCTTTAACTGATGCTATGTCTGAAAAATCTTGTATTATATTGATAATATTACTATCAAGTTTTTCTTCCTCATTTATAATTTTTGCTTGTATAATTAAATCTTCTATACCATTAATATTTAAACTGAATTGGTGACTGGTATGTTTAAATCTCATCAACTCTAATGTATTTTTGTAAAATGTTTTAGAGGCATCATTTGAAAAAATATCAAATATTGTCTTTCCTTTAAGATCATCACCTCTTTTTATAAAAGATGAAAAAGAAGTATTATAATCTGTTATCTCACCTTTCATATTTTGAAGAAACATTGGTATTGGTATTGTATCAAAAATAGATCTTAATAAATTATAGTTAAACTTATAATCTTGTTTTATTTTATTAATGGCTGTTACATCTAGTATTATACCCCTCGTTCCTATAATATCTTTAACATCATTAAATCTTGTCATAGCGTGTAATAGTATTGTTTTTTTATTACCTTTTTTTGTTATAATATTATATTCATTAACACCTAAACTTTCTACATTACTAACTCTTTCAGAAAAGTTCTTTTTTGCTATTTCAGCATGTTCAACAGAAACGAAATCAAAAATATTTTTATCTAATATAGAATCTTTTTTATTAAGATCAAAAAGCTCATAAAGATTATCAGTAACGAATGTTATATTTCCAAACATATCTGTTTCATATAATCCTTCAGGCAATAGATTTGCAAAATTCTCAAATCTGTTTATTGTTTTATCCTGATTTTTTAAAGTATATAAAATAACTTCGTTTTGCTTTTCTAACATTTCTTTGTTTTTTATAAAAATATTTAAAAAAGAAACAAAACTAAAACTAAAAAATGTTGATACTATAGCTCTTGGATAAGAAAATACAGCCATAATATATTCAAAACTTATATTAGTACATTTTAACACAGAATAATATTTAGTAACACATAATATTAAATAAAATAAAAAACAAAACACAATAAAAACTGGTGTTAAATATAATAATCTTTTTTTCATAATTCTAAATTATATCCTTGATCAATTTTTGTATTTGTTAATATATAGTTGATAACAGAAAACATGTTAACAATATCATCCTTGTATAAAAACATTTCATTTTCTTGACATAAAAATTTGTATCTTTTTTGATTAAAAAGAAATTTTCTAGTATATTTGTTTATATTTTTCTTTTTTATATTATTAGGAAAAGCCCATGACATTTTAAATTCCATTATTTTATTGTCAATAATATCGGCTGCTAAAACAAAATCTTCTTTAGATTTGAATAATATAATATCAAAAGCATTATCATCTTTCCACATAAACTTGGTAAATTCTTGTGGCTTCCAATTGTTTATTTTTGTAATATCTTCATTTAATAATATTTCATTCTCTAAAGCATCATTAAAAAGAGTTGAATAAAACTCATTTAATTGATTATAGTTAATGCCAATACCAGAATATGTTTGACAATCTCCATCAATAAATTTTTTCCAATCTTTTCTAATTTTTAGAAATGTCTTTAATCTTGTCTTAAAATCCCACTCATCAGTATCTATAAACTTGACATAATATGCTTGTTGATCATTATTATCATTATATGATTTATCTCTTTGAAATTCAATATAATCATGTCCACCCATACAATTGCAATTTATTTTCAATATACTTTCCCAATATGCATCAATAGTTTTCATTATTTCTCCTATAATATATATGCTAATTTATACTTCCTTTAAATATTCTATTTAAAACTTGTCCACTTGTTCTAACAGATACTTCTTCATTTAATGAATACTTTTTAATGGTAGTTTTATTAAATTTTTTTGTTTGAAAATCAAATACTTGAACCTGAACATGATATATATCATCAAGAAGTTCTATTCTATCTATCCTATAAATTGTTCTAACATTATTCATGGTTGAATACATATCAAAAACATTTAGATATTTCATCGTTCTATAGTCAGGTTTCATTGTTTCTCCTAGTTTAGACATAAAAAAGCCTAGATATATTATCTTTATATCTAGGCTTGGTTTAATTATGATAATTGTAAATTCTGTAAATTACTTTTAGAAGGGTTCTTTTCAACATAAGAATCTAGTTCGTCTTCTTGAATGGTTTTTAGTTGTTCTAACCAATTTCTCCATTCACGTCTGACACTTTTGTTTTCTCGGCGATGTTCATTTCTGATAGACTTACTTTTCATAAGTTTCCCCCTATCTAAGGAGACATTCTATTTGGAGATATATCTCCTTATTTTAAAAGATCTTATACACCATATAGTGTAATTTTAAAAATATTAACAAATGTTCTTACCCCTAATATTATCCTCCTTTACATACATTTTGAGAAACCACAAGTGCAACTAACACAACCTTCAACATATCTCATTTCGCCTCCACATTCAGGACAAACATCACCAGTCATTACCCTTTCACCATCTTTTATATATTTCTTGAGAACACGAGAAACAGCTCTTTCAAATCCCATAAAATGTTTAGATTTTGACATCTGGTCAACAACAAATTGCAGAGGTGTTCCATGCCTTAATGCCATTGAGGTCATTCTTGCCATAACACCATAAGTTGCATCCATTGTTTCAGCCAAGTTATCTTTAACAACTTTTTCAACTCCATTTCTTATAATTAAAGAATATTTTCCTTTACCATTCTTTTTTATAATACCTTCTTTATGATTATTTACATCAATCAAACCATCTTTGTTTTCATCAACGAAAATTTCATATAAAGAACCTTGAAGTTTACCAACAAGAACCATCCATTTTTTACTATCAACAGAAATCTCATGAATATCACATGGAAGTTCATCTGGTCTTTTTGGTGCCATATGTCTTTCTATATATTCTTCTTTTTTTACTTTAGGCTCATTATATTCTAATATACCTTTCAAATTTCCAGAAGGATTAAAAGTTGTGAATCCTTTAAGTCCTTTATCATAAGCATACATAAAAAGATCTTGATATTCTTCAAGAGATGTTCCTGGAGATAAATTAGCAGTTTTACTAATTGAAGAATCAATATATTTTTGCCATACTGCTTGTATATCAATAGATTTTTTTACATTAATTGTTGTAGTTGTTATAAAATAATCAGGATGAGCTAAATTTATTTCTTGTTCTGTAAGATTAATATAACTTTTATTATAATGATGTTCAAGATATTTTAACCAAGCATTATCATATACAATTTGTTGTTTTGTTTCATCACCAAGTCCTGTTCTATAACTTCTTTTATAAGAAAGAGAAAACATTGGTTCTATTCCAGAACTACAATTTTGACCAATACTTAATGAAATAGTTCCAGTTGGAGCACATGTATTTATATTTATATTACGAATACCATTTTCAAGAATTGATTTTTTAATATCATTTGGTAGTCTCTTGCAAAAACCAGATTCAATAAATTTTTCTCTATTTAAAACAGGAAATTGACCTTTCTCTTTTGCTAATTCTATTGATGCTTTATAAGATTCGTTTCTTAGAAATTCACCTAATTTATGAGTAAGCTTTAAACTATCTTCTTCACCATAAGTTATTTTCATCATAGCTAACATATCTGCAAATCCAGTAAAACCAAGACCTATTCTTCTTTCTCCCATAGACCTATCTTTAATTTTTTCTAATGGATATTCCGTCACAGTAAGAACATTATCAAGAAATCTTACTCCAACTTTTATAGTTTTAATTAAATTTTCCCAATCAATTTTAGCATCGTCAGTAAAAGGATTTAAAACAAATTTACTAAAGTTTATAGCACCGAGGTCACACACGGCATACTCTGGCATCGAGATTTCACCACAATTTAAAGTGTTACAGGATAACAACTTATCTCTACCTGATGCAGTTTTTGTTTGATTAAATATAATATCAAAGTTATGAACATCGTCTACTGTACCATTATAAACTGTATCAACTCCAATTTTTGTTACTGAAACAATTTTATGATTATAAATCATTCCATTTTCTATTAATTGTTTAGCTACTGTAGTTTTGCAATTATTTGTGTTTTTATTTATAGATTGAACAGAGATAGGATTTATATTAAAATTGTCAAAAATATTGCTAATAAATGTTTTATAAGAACCACTTAAGCCAGCAGTTCTAAGATCATTTATTCCATAACTATTTAAGATATAAGAAAATTCTGCCCAAGATGGGATAATATTATTTTCATTTACATATTTAGAAAAAAGATTAAAAATCATATCTTGAGATGTTACATGACTTTCATTTGCTTTATCATGTGAAATTTTTGCCATTTTTTTATTATGTTCAAAAGCTCCACAACTCTGGGAGCAATAGGCTTGTTCTCTTCTGCCAAAACGTACAGAAAATTCATTACCGCAGTGCTCACATGTCTTTTTAACCATAACTACATTGTTTTCAACAAAACATTCAAGATCAGTTAATTTTTGACATTCTTTAAAATGTTTATTTGTTCTTTTTTCTATTCCAGTTACAAAAATATCCTTAAAATTAATCCATGCCTGTTTTGTATTAGATGACGCTTTAACTTTATATTCTAAAGTAGAACACCTTTCTTTTGCTTTTTGACTAATTTTTGATTTTGTTTCTTGGGATCTTTTTGCGCCAATGTGATATTTTTCTCTCATTTTTTGTTGTGCTTGAGGATCATTCCTCCAGTTTTTTTCTGGGTAACGAATCATTGGATTTTTATCACCAGAAATATCATGTATGATATCATGTTCTTCTTTTGTCATCATTTGAAGATTATTTACAGAATTATTTGAAGGATTAAAATCTTTATGATGTATTATATATCCTTCTGGTATTTTACTCTTAGTAAGTTGTTCATAAACAAATCTATGCTCTCCTATCAGTTTTTTTCCATTAGACATTAACCAATATCCATCTTTTTCAGAATACTCATCTTCTTTTAATGTATTCCATTTAGAATAAACAGCCAGGCTTTCACCAGACTGAAGATTTATAGCCTCTTTATACATTCCATCTTTCATTCTAAATTTATGATTTCCTGTACATTTAATTGTTGATCCATCATCTAATAGGACTTGATAAATATCTTGATCATATCCTGTAATTCGTGGGTTGCGCATTGTTTTTATAATGGGCTCTCCATTATCATCACGTGCATAAACTGGAATATCCTTTCCTTCTTCAGCAAGTTGTTTGATTGGGATAAAATTTCTTCCATCAGCAACAGCTACAAGAGTATCACCAGTAAGACATGGATTACATTGCTCAATATTATACATATAATAACCATTGTTTTCTTTATTAACATGGTCAAGATTAAAAATACCTGGCTCATTATTCATGAATGCATTTTTTGTAATCTTATCATATAGGTCTTTAGCTTTAACTGTTTTATAAACTTTATCTTTAAACTTTAAATCCCAATCACCATCATTTTTTACTTGTTCAATAAAAGCATCAGTAATACCAACTGAGATGTTAAATTGCGTTAGAGCTTTATTTTTATCACCTTGTTTGATTGTTATGAACTCTTCAATATCAGGGTGGTCAACGTTCATAATTGCAATATGTGCACCTCTTCTCCCTCCACCTGTATGGATTGTTTTAGCAGAGGCATCAAATATTTGAGTAAAAGATAGTGGTCCTGATGATTCTCCACCTTTAGAGATTGATGAATTTCTTGGTCTCATGTTAGATATATTAAATCCAACTCCTCCACCCATTTTACCAATTAGAGCGTCTTCTTTAAGGGCATCATAAATACCTTCCATTGAATCATCTATTTTAATAGTAAAACAATTGTTATAATTCTTCATTTTACTGTCTGGTCTTGCATTGGCAAGTATTCTTCCAGCTGGTATAAATTTACCAGAAATAAGTTGATTATAAAACTCATCCTTTACAAGATTGAATTTATCATTTGTTTCACATGATGCAATTTCTGTTGATATATCCTCGAATATTTTCTCCACAGATTCTTGATTGTGAATATTATATTTCATTTCAAATATTTCTTTTGATATTGGTTGTTCCCATTCCCATTTTTTATTATTATCACCCATACAACACTACTCCTTGTTATTATTATTTATGAGAAAATGAATTAAATTGATTTTTTTAATCTTGGATTGTTTGCCCATATTTTCTCCACTCTCATTTATTATTATCTTAAAGCCAATTTTATATAAAGTCAAATAAACATTTTTATATATTTTTGTAAAATCAAATACTTTTTAGTACAACAAACTCTTCTCCTTGTAGTATAAGAATACATCCTTCATTTATAAATCTTGATAATGTTATTTTTTTACCAAATATATACAAGTCTTCAATGCCATCTTTCTCTATTATTTCAACATTTATATATGCTGAAACATCATCAAGTTGATGTAAAAACAATTCAGAAGACTTTATTTCTTTAATAATATTAAAGTTTTTTTTAATTAAAGATGATATTTTCTTTATATTTTTGATTTTTTTCTTTAGTTCTCTATCCATAACACAATTAAATATGCCTGTATTATGCTATTTTAATCTTATATTTCTATAAGATAAATGAATGGAAAGAGTAGCGTTTAATACATGGTATAAGGCATCAGATAATGACTGGCAGAGCTGTTTTTATAATTATTTTATATCTTTAGATGATGATAAAATAGGATATTATTCTGTTGGTTTTGGAATACGTGGTTTTGGATATTTTATGGATTATATGGAAGATTTTCGTGAAGTTGTTATGGAAGAGATATTTGATAATTTTGTATTTAAAAAGGTAGCTTTGCATGATATAATAAAGGATTGCTTTTCATGATATATAGAAGAACAAATCCGGAAATAGATTCTTTTCTATTATTTATGGATGATAAGATTCAATTATTTCACATTGACGCAAAATATAATTCTATTACAATTAATTATATGGAGAATAATACTTCAGTAGAAGGGATACATGCACATGGTTATAAAAAAGTGACTGATACAAGTTTAAGAAAATTAATTCAATTAATGTTTATATACAAGGTAGAAATAAGATGATTAAAAAGTTAAATGAAACAATTATCAATGAATTGTATGGAATAATGAAATTAAATAAAAAATGTTCCAAGTTTATATTTCAGCAATATCCTGATAATAAAATAGAAATAATCTAAGGTGGACAAAATATGAAAACAGCTATAATAATGGGAAGATTTCAACCAATAACAAATGCTCATTATGGGATAATACAAAAGGCTATAGAAAAATATCCTCAAACTTTTGTTGTAATTATAAACTCTAAAGTTTCAATTGCTGCAAATGTAAGAAGAAGAGCAAGAGTTGATGGAAGTGATTTACCAAAAGAAGGCGATATAGAAGCTTGGAAGGGTATGAAGGCAAAGGGTAAATTATCAAAATCAGCAAATCCTAAAAGAATGGAAGATGAAATACAAATAAATCCATTTTCAGGAGCATTGAGAGCAAAACTTATATATGATGCCTTTAATGGTAAATTACATAATAATATGATTATTCAATCCCCTCTTGCTAATATAGAACAAATTATAAATAGAATAATAGACCAAACAGGTTCAAAAGAATTTGTAATTTTATGTGGTGAGGATAGAAGACAAGTTTATACTGACCAAATAAAATCAGCAATTGAGAAAGAATATGTTCCTTCTGATACAAAAATAGATATAGAAGTTTTATCAAGGGATATGGATTCTGCTGATAATGTATCAGCTACAAGAGTAAGACAAGCCTTGAAGGATAATGATAGAGAAGAGTTTAATAAACTTGTTCCAAATGGAATACAACAACATTTTTATAGAATGAGAAAATTTATAATGACAGAGGGTCAAAGGTCTTTCTTTAGAAGAATGTTATTAGAAATGACACATATTGAAGATTTAAAAGTAAGTGATTTTATATCATTTGTTAAAGAAATTTATTCATCAGAGGCTTCAATAAAATTAGATGGAACTGCTAATCTTGCAATTGGAATAGATGATAGTGGAAAATTATATACAGCATTTGGTAAGAATGCCTTCTTTAAAGGTGATATTACTCCAGTTGATAAAAGAGTTTATAGTGTTGATGATTGGATTGGAAAGAATAAATTATATTTTAATTCTGCCGCCTCTGCTCATTCTGCTTTAGAAAAAGTAAAAGAGGATATTAAGTCTGTATTAAAACCTGGTCAAGAAGCATCGGCAGAATTAATGTTTGGTGATAAACCAAATTGTATTAAATATGATTTTGGTGGAGTTAATTATTTAGTTATATTAAATAATGAAGAGTTGGCAGATATTTTAAACAAGAAAGTAGTTCATACAGATGTAGTTAATTTAGAGATTGATGTTGAAGAATTAAAAAAGGTGAATGTTAAACAAACATGGACTTTTGGTAAAACTCAGGTAATAGACCCTAAAAAATATGATATAAACATTAATCAAGAGTTGCAAGAGTTAGAGGCTTTTTTAGAGGCTGAAACAGAAGGATTTAGAAATATAGATATTATTGGTATGAAGGCTATTGGCAAGAAAAGTGAAATGATACAGCTTGTAAGAAATAAAGCTTTAAAATTAAAACTTAATATAAAAGAACAATTATTAAAACAATTCGTAAGAAAAGTAAAAGAAGGAAGTTATATACCTTCTGATGGATACTCTCACGAAGGAATAGTTTTAAAAAACAAATCTGGTGAAATGACAAAAATAATAGATAAAGATGTATTTACAGCCATTCATGAAAAAGATTGGAAACCATCTCATGATGCTGATAAAGTTATAAAATCTTTTGAGAAAAATGGAATTACAAAAGAAGAAGCAATTACTTATTTAACAGATAGAATAACAAATTTTGATAAATATTATTCTGATGTTGCAGATGATATGAAGGATAGAATGAAGAATGCTCTTAAAATGATGAGAATTGATTTAAAGAGGGGATAATATGGATTTTAAATATGAACAAATAATATCACTATTTACTAATCCTCTTCAAACTATGGCTAAAGGCTTATGGATGGATGGAACAGAAGGTGAAGGAGAGCATAAATTTTGGTATAATAGTGGTCAATTATATCAACATTGTTTTTATAAAGGTAGAGAAAGAGAAGGTGAATATAAGAAATGGTGGGGAAATGGTCAATTATCTATTCATACTTTTTATAAAAATGGTAATAGAGATGGTGAATATAAAAGTTGGCATAGTAATGGTAAATCGCTTGTTCATGCTTTTTTTAAAGATGGTAAAGAAGAAGGTGAACTTAAAAGATGGTTTGATAATGGTCAATTAGAATATCATTGTTTTTATAAAAATGCTGAAAGACATGGCGTTCGTAAAGAATGGGATGAGAAAGGTAATCTTATTAAATCAACAACTTATAAAAATGGTAGAGAAATATGATAATGCATGAACAAACTAAGGATTTATTTACTTCTCCAATTAAAACTATGGAAGCCGGTTTATGGTTTAGTGGTGTGAGAGGTGAAGGTTTATATAAAGAGTGGTGGGAAAATGGTAAATTATATACACAACGTTTTTATAAAAATAATAAAAAAGATGGTGAATATAAAAAATGGTTAGAAAGTGGTCAATTAGAAATTCATTGTTTTTATAAGAATGATAAGTTAGAAGGAGAATATAAACAATGGAATGATAAAGGTAAATTATATCAACATTGTTTTTTTAAAGATGGTAAATTAGATGGTGAATATAAGAAATGGTATGAAAATGGTAAATTATATATACAATATTTTTTAAAAAATGATAAAAGAGATGGTGAATATAAATCTTGGTATGAAAATGGAAAATTATGTCAACATGGTTTTTATAAAAATGGTAAATTTGATGGTGAATATAAAGAATGGAATGATAAAGGTAAATTAAAAAATTCAGCAATTTTTAAAAATGGAGAAGTAGTATGATAATGTATGAACAAATTATAAATCTATTTAAATCTCCAGTTAGAACTATGAATATTGGATTGTGGATGGATGGAACAAAGGGTGAAGGCAAGTATAAACAATGGAATAAAAATGGAGTATTATATGAACAATCATATTATAAAAATGGTAATTTAGATGGTGAATATAAAGTGTGGAGTGAAAATGGTAAATTAGATACTCAATGTTTTTATAAAAATGGCAGAAAAGATGGTGATTATAAAAGATGGTATGAGAATGGTCAACTTCGTGAACACTGTTTTTTCAAAAAAGGAAATAAAGAAGGTGAATATAAAGAGTGGCATGAAAATGGTCAATTAAGCACAGTTTGTTATTATAAAGAAGGACTATTAGAAGGTGAGAATAAAGAGTGGCGAGACAGTGGTAAATTACTTATTCATTGTTATTATAAAGATGATGAATTAGACGGTGAATTTAAATATTATAATATAAAAGGTGAAATTACAAGACATGAATTTTATAAAGATGGTCACAAAGTATGATAATGCATGAACAAATAATATCATTATTTATTTCTCCAGAAGAAACATTATATAATGGACTTTGGATGAGTGGTAAAAGAGAAGGTGAATATAAAAAATGGTATAGAAATGGTCAGCAACGTGAAAGTTGTTTTTATAAAGATGAAGAAAAAATGGTCCATTTAAACAATGGTATACTAACGGTCAATTGTATATTCTTTGTTATTATAGATATAATGAATTAAATGGTGAATATAAAGAATGGGATGATAAAGGTAAATTGATGGATTCAGGAACTTTTAAGGATGGTAAATAAGTATGAATGTAATGCGCAAACAAATTAGAGATTTTTTTACTAATCAAGAAATGGCTATGATAGGTGGTTTATGGTTTAGTGGCATAGAGTTTGATGGTGAATATAAAGAGTGGTATGATGAAGATCAATTATCAGTACATTGTTTTTGGAAAAATGGAGATTATGATGGTGAATATAAATCATGGTATGATGATGGAAAACTTATGGAAAAATGTTTTTATAAAGATGGAGTAAAAGATGGTGAGTTTAAAATCTGGAGTAATGATGGAAAAATAGAATCACATGGTTTTTATAAAGGTGGAATTTTGGAAGGTGAGTATAAGAAATGGGGCGCAAGAGGCAAACTAAGACAGCACTCAATATATAAAAACGGTAGAATAAAAGAAAAGATAGTATGATAATGCATGAACAAATAATATCATTATTTACTTCTCCTATTGAAACAATGACTGGTGGTTTATGGTTTAGTGGTATAGAAGATGAAGGCGAATATAAACAGTGGTATAAAAGTGGTAAATTATTAAAACATACTTTTTATAAGAATGATAATTTAGATGGTGAATATAAAATATGGTATTATAATGGAGTTTTAAAAAATAGTTGTTTTCATAAAGATGGACTATTAGAAGGTGAGTATAAAGAGTGGTATGAGAATGGTCAATTATCACTTCATTGTTTTTTCAAGAATGGAAAAGAAGATGGTGAATCAAAAGAGTGGGATAGTAGTGGTAATTTAATAATACGTTCAATATATAAAAATGGTAAATTTGTAAAGGTGATAAAATGAATGTAATGCATATACAAATCATTGATTTATTTACTAATCCTCAACAAACTATGTATGATGGTCTATGGTATTGCGGCATATATGGAGAAGGTGAATTTAAAGAATGGGATGATAGTGGACAATTATTTCAACGCACCTATTGGAAGAATGGAAAGAAGGATGGTGAGTTTAAAGAATGGCATAGAAATGGTCAATTATTTCAACAATGTTTTTATAAAAATAATGGTATAGACGGTGAGTATAAAAGATGGCATGAAAATGGTCAACTTCGTGAACACTCTTTTTATAAAGATGGTAAAAGAGATGGTGAATATAAAACATGGCGAGACGATGGCAAATTATTAGCACATAAGATATATAAAAATGGTGCGTTAGTAAAGGAGATAAAATGACATTTGCAGAACAACAAATTATAGACTTATTTACTTCTCCTCTTAAAACAATGACAAATGGATTATGGTTTAGTATGATATATGGAGAGGGTGAATTCAAACAATGGTTTGTTAATGGTATATTATGTGAACACTCATATTATAAAGGTGGAGAAAAAAATGGTGAATGTAAATTATGGTGGCGGAATGGTCAATTATATACTCATGCTTTTTATAAAAACAATAAAAAAGATGGTGAGTGTAAAGTATGGAATAAAAATGGTGAGTTAGATATTCATACTTTTTATAAGGATGGTAAAAAAGTATGAATTATAGACAACAACTTGTAGACTTATTTACTTCTCCAGAATCAGCAATGGTTAATGGTTTATGGTATAGTGGAACATATGGAGAAGGTTTATTGAAAAGTTGGCATTATAAGGGTCATGTATATTATGAAATTTATTATAAAAATGGTAAACAAGATGGTGAATATAAAATGTGGCATGAGAACGGTCAATTATCTGAAATTAGTTTTTATAAAGATGGTAAAAGAGAAGGTGAATGTAAAAGATGGTTTGATAATGGACAAATGTTTAAACATTGTTTTTATAAAAATAACAAGTTAAGTGGTGAATATAAAGAATGGAATAATAAAGGTGAACAAATAGGCTCTATGATGTTCAAGGATGATAAACAAATATGAATTTAAGACATGAACAAATTATATCTCTATTTACTTCTCCTAAACAAACTATGATGGGTGGTTTATGGTATAGTGGTGTAAGGAAAGAAGGCGAATATAAAGAATGGTTTGATAATTGGAAATTAAATGTTCATTGTTTTTATAAAAATAATAAATATAATGGTGAATATAAATCATGGTTTGATAATGGTCAATTATGGAAACATTTTTTATATAAAGATGGAAGTTTAGAAGGTGAGTATAAACACTGGTATGATGATGGTAAATTATTTATGCATATGTTTTATAAAAATGGAAAAAAAGATGGTGAATATAAAGCATGGAATGAAAAAGGTCAGTTAGTAGATTCAAGAAATTATAAAGATGGTGTTGAAATATGATAATGCATGAACAAATCAAAGATTTATTTACTAACCCTGAAGATACTATGATTAGTGGATTATGGTTTAGTGGTATAAGAGGTGAAGGTGAATATAAAGAGTGGCACGAGAATGGTAAAATATATGAAATTGCTTTTTATAAAAATGGTAAAAGAGAAGGTGAAAGTAAAGAGTGGTTTAAGAATGGTCAATTAAATATACAATGTTTTTGGAAAAATAGTAAATTAGATGGTGAGTATAAACTATGGAATGATAAAGGTAATTTAGAAACAAGTTGTTTTTGGAAAAATGATAAATTAGATGGTATTCGTAAAGAATGGAATGATAAGGGTAAATTGATTAAATCAAAAACTTATAAGTATGGTAAAGAAGTATGATGCATGAACAGATAATAAAATTATTTACTTCTCCAAGAGAAACTATGTTTTATGGTTTATGGTATAGTGGAGTGAAAGGTGAAGGTGAGCATAAAGAATGGCATAGAAATGGTCAATTATCTCAACATTGCTTTTATAAAAATAATTATATAGATGGTGAGTATAAAAGATGGCATGAGAATGGTCAATTAGAAACAGAACGTAATTATAAGAATGGAAGGTTAGATGGTGAATTTAAAATGTGGAATAATAAAGGTAAATTAATAAAATCAATAATTTTCAAGGATGGAGTTGAAATATGATAATGCATGAACAAATTAAAAAATTATTTACTAACCCTGAAGATACTATGATTAGTGGCTTATGGATGGATGGAACAGAAGGTGAAGGTGAATATAAAGAGTGGCACGAGAATGGTAAAATATATGAACAATGTTTTTGGAAAGATGGTAAAAGAGAGGGTGAATATAGATTATGGCATAATGATGGTCAATTAGGTTTATGTTGTTATTTTAAAAATGGTAAACAAGATAGTGAATATAAGAAATGGTATATTAATGGACAATTATATGTAAAATGTTTTTATAAAAATGGTAAAAGAGATGGTGAGTGGAAAGAATGGGATAATAAAGGTAAATTAATAAAATCAATAATGTATAAAAATGGAAATGAAATATGATTGGTAAAATATATTATGGTTTTTTAGATAAATGGGATGATTCTTATGAAGGTTTGATTATTCAAGAAAATCTTATAAAGATAATGTATATTAAATATTCAAATATGGTATATGGTAATAGATTAAGAATTTGTGATTATGATAAAACAAATAAATTAAAAGAATTAGATAAATCACCAAAAGATTACTTTGATTTGTTATTTAGTGGAAAGATAGATTATGATGATTGGTATGATTTAAAAGGAGATATATAATGGGACCAGTAGAATATGTAATGTTAAATAGCGAATCTTCTCAATGGGTTGCTGGTAAATGGGCCGTTGTGTCTGCAACTTTAACAGGAGCAGGCACAGGATTTGCCTGGATAAAAAGAATTAGTTTTGGAGTTGCAACTGAACAAGATTTAAAAGATTATGTAGAATCATATAATGATTAGTGGAGCGGGACGTCCTAATAAAGATAAATTGTTTGGAGTATTAGGAGAGTATCAGGTTGTTGCCATCTCTTCTATATCACAACACAAGAGAAATTCTCTTAGAGTTGAAAACGTCCCAATGTCTATTTATCCATTAGGTTAAATTAGGAGTAATTATGGATTTCAATCAATATATAGACATGTTGTTAGAAGGTGGAGCTGCAATGGATGCCTCACGTATTCAAGTTGGAAAAATTAAATCTACATTTGATAAATATATTAAAGATGTTATAAAAAATATAGACCCTAAAGCTCAATATAAAACAATCGGTTCTTTGGGGAAAAAAGAAACAAGTGGTGATATAGATGTAGCAATAAAAACAGATTTAGACTTACAAACAGTAAGTGATAAACTAACTTCATTAGGAATCAGACATAAAGTAAATAAAGGTTTAAAACAAATATATACAGAGTTTCCAATATTTAATCATGATGGAACAGATTCAGGAGAAAAAGTTCAAGTTGATTTAATGTTTGGAGATGTTGAATTCCTTTCAGCAACTTATTGGGCACCAGGTGAAAGTCAATCAAAATACTCTGGTTCTGACCTATCAATTATTTTTGCAAGTATAACAAGATTTACAAAAATACATGAAATTAAAAATCAAGAAAATAAAGAAGCATTAAAAGAATTTAAAAAAGAACATCCTGACCTTACATACTCTTATGTTTATGATATAAATCGTGGTATCTTTATTAAAGTAAGATGGATGGAAGAACTTAAAGCTGGAAAAAACAAAGGTCAAATGGGAGAAAAGAGTGATAGACTCCCTAACCCAGAAGCTACAACAGTTGAAGACGTATTAGCAATTTGGAATAAAGATTCAAAGGTTGAATGGACAAAACAAGATTTCAATATCTCATTAGAAAAAGTGTGGCAAAAAGCTAAAAAAGCTTTTAGTAGTGAAAAATTACGTAGTATAATGGATTATATAAATCCTTCAATGGAAAACAAGCCACAATTAGAATCAAAATTTTTAAATAGTATTTATATGGAGATGTTGAATGAATCTGTTTGAGAGAATGGCTATTGAACTTTTAAGAGAAGAAACATCATCTGAAAGATTAAAAGAATCAACACCAGAACAAAGAAAACAAATAAAAGAAATAAAAAGAAATCTTTCTGATTTTTTTATCAACAGTGGAATTAAAGTTGGTAATGAAAAGCATGGTGAAGATTTCCGTCTTCAAGTTCAAAACTCTCCAGTTGATAAAAATTGGATTGATATTGCATTAAAAAATATGGGATATAATGCAAATATAATTGAAATAGCAGGAGGGGAAACTGATTCAAAATCAAGGTCTCTTCCTACACTAAAAATAGTAACATCTATAGGTTCAAGAATATATATTGTTTTATCTGGATTTGGAAAGAAAACAAATAAAAAAGAATTCTCACCAAATAAATTTAATATAGAAGGAAAGGATTATAAATATAAAGAACTCTATAATGAATTAGTTAAAAAAATACCCGAAAAAGGTTTTGATAAGAATGTTCAAAATTATTTATTATATTTATTAGACCTTGTTGCTAATAAAGAATCTGTAAAATCTGGTAATATGTTTAAAATAAATAAAGGTGATTTTGATGAATCCCTTGTAGCTGATAGTGATAAAAAAAATATACAAAATGATTTTGGTGAAATATTAGGTGCAATTATGTTATCTAAATATGAGAAAGATATTATCTTTTTTCCAAAATCTTCTAATGAGCCTTTAATAGATTATGAAATTGGAAATATTCGTTACTCAGCAAAATCAATTTCAGGAGCAGCTCCTACACTAACATCAATAGCAAATAGTTATTATGATTTTGTTAAAAATGATTTAGATATACCAGAAGATGACAATGTTTTATTAAAAATATTTGACCTAATAAAAGGAAATATTTCAGTTGAACAAACATATTTGGCTATTACAAAAATAATAGATGATAACTCATGGGAAGCTTTATTAGAATTATTAAATGTTGATGACGTTGATACTAACAAGAAATCATGTCTTCAATTAATTAAAGATAAATTAGATGAATATTATGATGATGGAAACCTTTATAATAAACTAACAACTTTCTATGATAAAATAGGAACAACACCTTTCACACCAATAAGTAAATATGACCAAAATGCAAGTTGGAGACATGGATATGTTATTGCAGCTTTAGCCTATCAAATACCAAAAATATTAAATAAAGATGAAGAAATAATTGAAAATATGAAAGAAGTAATTTCTCAAAATGAAAATGTTAGACAAATAAACATGTATAATAACTCAAAAGACTTGTCTTTTAAAATTACTAATTTTGATAAAAATATAAATATTAAATTTGTTGGAGGAGGTTCTGTTCAAGGACCAAATCATCAAAACTTAAGATTCAAGATTTCTTAATAAATCACTTATATTCAAAATGTCCCCATTATATTTTGAACTGATACGATGAAAACCTTCGTATTTTAATGCAAAACTTATTTCTTTATTATTAATAAAAATAAGCCCATCAAACTTTTTTAATTTTTCTTGTTTATATAACGGCGCTATATCAACAACATCTACCATTTTGCCCCTATAATTAATTAAACCATCAATTAAATCAGAATGGAGGGTATTAAGTGTTGCAGGCCCTATTTTATTAATTAATGTTGGTTCTATATTAAAATCATCTGATACTTCTATTGCTAAATCTTTTTCGCCTATTTTAAATTCTAAATATTTCATAATATTTCTTCAACCTCTTTTTTATCATGTTCAATAATATCTTTATAACCATAATCATAATATATTTTTAATCTATCTTTTGAATGTTTATGCAAAATCTTATTTGTATTATCCATAAAATCATGAATATCAACTTCTTTCTTTGTTTCTGTAATACGAGTTCCTCTACCAACTCTTTGAAGTGTTTTCGTAAATGAAGCACCCCCTCCTGCAAGAATAACATGATTTATATTATCAATAGAAATACCCTCATCAAAAATTGTAGAAGCTATTAATATAAAATCTTCACCATTATCAAATCTTTTTGTAATACTTTCTCTTTCCTTATCTTCAATATCACCAAATAAAAATTGTGAGTTTGGAATTAATTTCTGCAACTCCTGTCCTTGTTCAATTCTCTTACAAAGAATAAGAACTTGACCTGTTACAGACATGGCTAATTTACTGATAAATTTGTTTCTTTGAGCATTCTTAACTATGCCATGATTTTCTGCACCTTGCCACCCATATTCGTCTAATCCACCTGGTTTGTCAATTGGCCAAATATGAATTTTAGGTCTTGCAATTTGTTGATTATCTAATAACTCTTCAGGTTTAACGTTGTATATTATCCCACCAAGCCACATTTTAACTTGAGCATTCTTCCATTTATCCATTGGAGCTGGTGAAAGTGGTGTAGCAGAAAAACCAAATCTATATCTGAAAATATTACTATTCAATGTCTCTTGATATTGAACGGCAGATACGCGGTGGCATTCATCCGTAATAACCATTTTATAATCATTTCTTTTTAATTTATGAGCTGATTGAATTGTTGCCATGATAACTTGATGGTCTTCATCTAAATGATTCCCTTGAACAATTCCTGCATCTATACCAGCAGCCTTCATTCTCTTTAATGTTTGTTGGGCTAAAGCAATACGTGAGAAAAATATAATAGTTGGAATATTTGTTAATTTACAAAGTGAAAGAAACATTTCTGTATTATGACTTAATATATTGTTTGTATAAAATGAATGTGTATTTTCTACTTGTAAATCATAACAATTTTCAATATTTAATTTTTGAGATTCAATATTTGTAATATTATTGTGCCATATTAAAACATTTCCAAAACCATTTATTGTTTTAACTTTATCAATTTTTCCATCTATATCTTTTAAATATTTCCATCCTGAATCTGTTAAAACTCTATGTTCTAAAACACCTTTAATTAAATATTTTTCTTTGGTTTTTGGGTCTTGAACAATAACAAATATAACTTCTCTTTTATTTGTTTTATATAAACCACTAACTTTTTCAAATCCATTTTCAGATTTAACTTTTAAAGATTTTGGTGCTATCCAAGTATTTTCATCTTGATAATATCTAAGTTTATCAAATAATTCTTTTATTTTTATTTTTTTTCTAATTACTTTTAAAGATTCATTCCAAGGATTAATGTCATTGCTGTCAAATTCTATTTCTATTTCAGTATCTCCAACAACACATTTTCCACTTCCTGTAGGGGATTTTATTATTCCTGACCCTTCATTTAAACAAGATTTAATTGCTTCTACTTGATAAGGGTAAAGAGTTAAATAACCTAAAGATTCTGCTATCTCAGCATCTGATAATACTAATTCTTTATCTTCTGTTCCATTCCAATTAATTAGAAGATTACCATTATGAGGTCTATTATCATAAAATTTATATTTAGCTTTAAGTCTTAAAAGCCAAACTTCTAAATCTTGTTTAAAACCAATTGGGAGGAGTCCAACTGTTGGGTATTTCTTTTTTCTTATTAAAACTTTTCGTTGTTTTATTTTTTCTTTTTTAAATTTTCCATAAACAAAACACTCTGAATAATCTTGATATGTAAAAAATTCACTTAACTTATCAAGGTCATCAGGAGCGGCTTCTACTGTCATGAAGCGATTATCGTCTATAGTAATTTTCATTACTATCATCTATTGTTGTGCTCCTATTAATCTGCTAATTCATTTAGTAAATTTGCTCTTTCAACTCTAATTTCTTTTACACCTTCCATTACACTATTAATAACTTTTCCTCTAATAAACTTTTGTAGCTTTTCATATTGAACTTCTAAATCTGCATCATCTTTTACATCCATTTCAATTTCTATATTATCTGTTTGTTCAACTGGATTAAATTGTGTTGCTTGAACCTTGGCTGAAAACTGTGTTGAAATCTTTACTTTCATAATGTATCTCCTTTTATGAATATTTTTTCTTTAATGTATTTATTTCTCGTTCTATCTTGTCAAGAACAAAAACAATATCATCAATTTTATCTCTATTTTTATTTTTAATAAAAAAAATCACTATACTTAAAATTATATTTAAACATAAAGATGCTAATAAAAATAAAAACATATTCTTCCCCTAATTTTTCTTAAATGTAAATATCACTTGATATATTTTTTCATCTTCTTTTTTTTTGAATTTATTTATTAATTTCTCAAAAGGAGATGAAGAAAGTTCATCAATAATTGTTTCAACTTCATAGCCATCTACTGTAATATCTGTATGAAACAAATCTACAATTTCTTGGGGATATTTAGCTAAAATTTCTTGAATATTTTTTTCCATATTAGCTCCCTAAATAACATGCTTCTTCTTCCCAATTATTACATGATTCACACCAGTGTCTATTATCATATATTTGAAATATAAAATAAAAACATAAACAACTAAATAAAATATCCAAACCAGCATGGTCTCTTTTCCAAGACCATGAGACACTAAAATCAAAAATAGAAGTGCTATCTTCTGCCCAGCCTATTTGAAGATTAAAATATTTATGTCCAATTATTTTGCCTTCTTTATAAATCCAATCTTTCATTTAATTAAATCCCAATTATCTTGTCTATGGCTCATATATTCTATTATCTCCTCTTCTGACCATGGTTTATAATTATGAAACTCAATATTTACATTAAGAGCTTTGCCAACAACTTTATTTTCTAATTCCTGCCATCCATTAGATTTCATATGGTGGTGTCCAAATAATTGCCATGAATTATAATGACTTTTGTTCCATGTTATCATTGGGTAATGACAAAGAATAACTGAATTATCACCAATTTTTGTTTCACTGATTGATGAAATTGATGAACAATTCTTTTTAAATTGTTCCCAACCTTTTTCATGATTTCCTAATATCCAATGAAATTTAACATCCTTTGGAAATCTTTCAAAAAACTTGAATGTTGTTTCGTGACTCCAAGATAAATCTCCTAAAAAGAAAAATTCATCCTTTGGTTTTAAAGGAGAAATTATATTTGTTATAATTGTTTCATCCATTTGTTCTATACTCTCAAATGGTCTATCTGAAAATTTTATAACTCCTGTATGTGAAAGGTGCCAGTCCGATGAAAAGTATTTACTCATATTACTATATATGCAAAAAAAAAGGAAAAGAATAAACTGCATGAAATTTAAATACATAAGAAATCTTATAGTTTTAAGTTTTTAACTTTAAAAAACGTATCAAACTCTTTTAGTTTATTATAAGTTTTAATTCGTCTGATATCATTTTCACCTTTGATATAATCTGTATTCAATAACAATTAGTCTATTCTTTTCCTAAAATTTAAATTTCTGTTTGCCAGTTAGACTTTTGAAGTTCTTTATCCGTCTTCCTTCTCTCATTTTCAAGTCTTTCAAGTTCTGTTTTAATTTCATTAAAATCAAAAGCCTTTATTTGAACAACAACTTCATCACTATAACCAATTGTTCCATGCTTTTTCCATGAAAGGAGAGCAGTCATTATGTTTGTATAAGTTACTATTTCTTCATCAAGATATTTTAACTTTTGGAGCTTTTCAATATTAACTCTATTAGCAGTATCAATCTTAACGTTAAGGTCAAAAAGTTCATTATGGAGAATTTTTAATTCTTCAAGTTTTTTTACTGCATCAAACTGAACTTCACTTCCTTCTTGAAAAATAATTACTGTTTGTAATTCTGTCCAAGTTCTTTGTATCTTTTTCTTTAAATCATTTCTTTCCATGAATGATTCTTGTAGTGTCATAAATCCTCCTCTATAAACCTTAATCCATTATAATCTTCTGTTTCAACTTTTCCAAAAAATTCTTGTAAAGGTCTTACCCATACTTTAGAATCTTGAAGTGATTTATAAATAACCATTGGTTTTTGGTCTTCAGCATTGAATGCTGAACCAATTATTTCATATAACCCACCTTTAAAATGTCTATATCTTGATTTCTTTATCTCAAGTTCAAAACTAAGTGTTTCTTCCATATTTTTTCTCCATCTCATTTATTTCATCAACATATACTTTTATTTCATTCCAATCTTCTGCATCAAAGGCTACCATGTTTTCATTAAAAGGATAATTCATTTTAATTTGCCATCTGCAAGAATTATTTACTAAAAACTCTGGGCAATCATCAATAATAATATCACCATGTAATAAATATTTATATTTTGTAAAAATGATCTTATTTACATCAAAAAATGGTAGGTGATGTTCTACCCATCTTCTTTTTTCTAAATAACACTCTGGTGCATCAACCCAAGGAGCGGTTACAATATACACATCATGTTTTTTATACAAGTCTTCCATAACTCTTGCTGCATTCTCATAAATAGGAATACTCTTCCAAAAACCAGGAATATTAAAAATCTGGCATTTTCTTTCTTTTTCAACTTCAATATCAGTTCCTATTAAAGTATCAAGTTGATAGTTAGTTAAATTTTCCCTTTTTAAACCAGGATCTATATTAAATATATTATTATAGTAATCATTATATGTCACATATAGTTTATTTAAAGTGTGATCCATATCAACAAAAATTTTCATCAGTTATCTCCATTAGTGTTATTAAATATGCATTCTATGTATATAAAATTGTAAAGATAATATAAATACAAGAACATAAGGAGATAAAATGGACACAATTTTTATTTATTTAATTCTAACAGGCATCATTTTAGTAATAGTAAGCCCTATAATAATGCTTGTAAAATATGCAAAAAACAAGTTAAAAAAGAAAAAAAAGACAATAATATCTTTACCTTTAACTCAATCTTTCCAAACTGCAACAGTTAGCAAAGTTGATCAATCTTACCCAAATATTATAGTTAAAAGTGCTGATCATATATTATATGAAGAATTTATGAAAGAATACGACTCTGGTGGATTCAAATTTGAAAATGTAAATTATAGAAAAGGAGCCAAAAATACTTGTCCTTTTGGCATCTCAGAAGGTTTTAAAATTATTAATAAAAAAATGGAATGGGGATATGTTAGACTTCATACTGGTGTTGATAGAGCCAGAGGTGGTGAAACAAATAATACAAAGGATGTTGTTATTTGTCCATTTAATTTCAATAGATCTAATATTGTTGAATATAAAGATAGAAATGGTAAATATACCAGTTATGGAACGTTGATAACCCTTTATAATGATAAATATCAGTTTGCAATGAAAATAGCTCACATGGATCCTAAAAAGGATATTGTTCCTTGGTCATTAGAAAGATTAAAAAAAGGCTCAAGTTTTGAAAGAGATTGGGTCCTTGGATCTGCTGGAACATGCGGTGATTCATCAGGTGCTCATACTCATACTGAATTTATTTCATTAGATGATTCTTGCGAGGTTTTTGATATATTATTAGAAGAAAAGTATGGTGATAAAGTATTGGTAGAATATAGTAAAACAGAAATATTAAATGAATATAGAAAACAAATACATTTTAAAGATGCAAGTGATAGTGTTATTTTAAAAGATTGGGATGCTGTTAAAACAGATAGAGGTGCAACATTTGTAAATAAATATAAGTATAAATATCAACCTTATGGAGGAGCAAAATGCACAAGATATTCTTCAGAGTTGCTTTTTAATGGTTTATGAAAAATATTAATGAAATCGAAGCTTTCCATATATATGAATTATTTGATAATAATGGAAATCATTACAATAGAATACATATCCCACTTATATTATATAAAAAAGATTCAGCTACATGGGGATTTTCATCTTCAACCAGTAATAGAAAAACAATGATATATAGAAATGAATATTCAGATTCAAAGTTTAATAAAAATAAAATTGTTCTTTTTAAAGAGTTATCTCCAGAAGATATAGATTCTAATTTATTATACTCTACTATTATACATATATTTTTAGATTAAAAAAGGAGCAATGCTCCTTTTTTATTATCTTGAAGATCTTCCTGTTTCCAAGGTTTCTGCTTCTTTGCTTTTTAGATGACTTTTTCTAATAGCACTTTTAAGCTTCTCTCTTTTTACTACAGATGGTTTCCTATAATATCTTCTTTCTTTATATTCCTTAAGAATACCTTCTTCATCTACCTTTTTCTTAAATCTTCTCAACGCTCGTTCAAGATTTTCTTTTTCACCAACAGTGACTGATGCCATAACCTATTCCTTCTTTATTGTCTTGTTTTTAATAAGAATATTTAAAATATCCTCATATTTTTCTTTTAAATTAACTTCAAGTTTTAAACCATTAACAAATAAAAATCCATCTTTATTTGTTCCAAAAGTATAATTTGGGAACTCTTCTTCTAGTTTATTCAAATTATCAAACATCTTTTACCTCTTCATATAAACTGTTAAACTTGGCTTTCCATCACCATTTCCACAATGATCAATTTCATGTTGATGTTCAAAAGCTTCCATACCTTTAAATTTCTTTTTCATATGAACGAGAGTATTATTTACAATCATATCATAATGAACAATAACTTCTTTCCATCTTTTAACTTGTGCATGTTCTGTTAATGGATAAGAAAGACAACCCTCAAGATGAGAATTTCTTGAACCACTTCCTAGAAAATATTTTGCATTACAAAATAATTCATACTCTCCATTAATGTGTGCAAGATAAAATTTCTTTTTTATTCCAACTTGAGGGGCTGCAATACCAAGTCCAATATGTGCTGTTACTATTTTATTCATATCAGGAATTTGTTCCAAAATGAATGGAATGTCCTCATTAGTAACATTAGAACAAACTACACCTTCTACTTCTTCTTTAGGAACAAGATGAAGTTTTAAGTCTTTTAGTTCTTCGTTTATTAAATTTAATTTTTCTTCAATTTCTTTATTCAAAATATCCTCTTTTAAGATGTGGAAGTAGAAAGGCGAATTATCTAATAATTATTTCATTGCCGGACTGTCTGACCAGTCCCTTAAAAGACGGGTGGGAATTACCCTCTCTACTTCCATATATAACTATGCCGTTGCTTGATCACCTTTCTTCTTTTTAGAGGTTTTTTCTACTGGCTCACCAGATTCTACCTCTTGAACCTCTCTTGCAATAATCTCTTCAGCTTCCTTGTCTTCAACAACTTCATCAATTGCTTTTTCCATCATAAAAACAGAATCAAGACATTCCTGAATCAGATTCAAAAACCATTCATTCTTGCAAAACTCACCAAGCTGTTTCTCTCTCCACTTTCCACTCTTGGATAAATCCTTTTCAATAATTTGATCATATGTTGATTTAAGTTTTTCATTCTTCCATGGTGTAAAAGCCCACCAACCAGTTGATGATTTACCCATTTCTTTAGCAAGTAATTGAGCATCCCAATCCTTTTTTACAGGCGTAATCATTTCATAATCTCTAAGAATATCAAACAAACCTGCATAAGGATCTAGGCCTCTTTCCATATCAAGATCAAACTTTACTCTTTTACCCAAAGTTCCAAATCTTGATTTTACCATTTCGGCTCTAATCTTTATCATTGTAGCACCAAGAGCTGATTTTTCAATTTCACTCTCAGCATTTACTTTAGCAAATCTAACTTCAGCAGATGGAGCATATTGAAGAATAGTTCCGCCTGTAACTTCTTTACTTGGACCATATCCACCAATTGTAGAAGTAAGGTGACCAGTCATAACACAAGCAATATTCATCTTTTGCATCTTGCGAATATAAGATCTAAAGAACTCACGTGTTTGCTTTGCCTTATTACCCATATCAGCTCCACCTTTTTCATCAAGCTCACGATCTGTTGTAAGCATTGAGATAGAGTCAATAATCATAAGGACATTCTTTTTTGTTTTATTCTTTTCAACAATATCAATAACAAGTCCCATCTTTGCTTTTAATTCTTCAATAGTTGACATTGCTTGATAAAGTATTTTTGAAGAATCAATACCTAAAAAGTCTGCAAAGTCTTCACTAATACCACCACCTTCAGAATCAAAATAAACAATAAGATCAATTGTTGGTTCTCTCATCATAGAGAGAGCAATCATACTGTTATGACTCAATATTCCATTTGTAAAATAAGCATGTGTTGGATCAACTCTAAAATCAAAAACATTACCATTATTTGCCTCAATAATTTCAATAATTTCTTGAGCTCCTGATAATGTAATAATCTTATCACCAATATTTAATTCTTTTAAATTTTTCCAAATAGGTTCTTTATTCTCAACATACTGCAAAAAAGTATGATCATCTTTAACAACATTGAGAAAATAATCTTTTGTTTTTATAGTTGTAAGTTTTTCATCCTTACTTCTATAAACACCAGTTATTGGAAAATAACCTAAATTTGTTGAAATTAATGGAGCAACTTCAAAAAATGAATTATCCTCATTTTTTAATGAGAGCCCTTCATAGTAAAAATCTACCATTTTCTTTTTTGTCTTTCTAATGTTTTTTATCATTCTTATAACTCCTCAAGTATTTTTTCATATAACTTTACATTATTTAATATAAATATAAAATCTTCATAATTATTCTTAATTATATATGCTTTAGCAGCATCATTTTTAGCATACAGTTTGCCATTATTTAGTTCTTCATAATACCATTTATGTGTTCCTTTTAACTCAACCAAATATTTTTTATTATTTTTTATTATTTCAAAATCTACAAAATATATTCTTGATTTTTCATCCCAAATATATTTTAATAAAGGTCCTCTTTTTATTAAGATTGATAATTCATAACATTTTAGTATAAACTTTTCTTCAAATGAAGAATTTACAATAAATTGTTTGTTTTCAATAATTATTTTTCTACCCCATGTATTTTTAATTATTGATTTT